TAACCACATTAGACGAGTGGATATTCGCTTATAACGAAAGGACTAAGTCTATCCATGGACAAATCAACGCAATCGGTACATGGACACATCGTAGTTCACACAAAGCCCCTAACACAGGAAACATCATCCGCATCCAAACTGATAAAGAGGGACATCCTCTATTTGGCGAGGACGGTGGATGGGGTGCTGACTATCGATCTCTATGGATGGCGCGTCCAGGATATAAACTGGTTGGCTGCGACGCAGAAGGTATCCAGCTCAGGGTACTTGCGCATTACATGGAAGATGAGTCTTTCACCAAGGCTCTTGTATCGGGCTCATCGAAAGATGGTACGGATGTTCACACTCTCAACAAAAACAAACTTGGGATTGTGTGTAAGGATCGCAATGCAGCAAAAACCTTTATCTATTCATGGGTGCTTGGAGCATCTGCTACCAAAACTGCAGCAGTTCTTGAATGTTCCGTAGGTGAAGCTGTAGTAGCCAGAGAGAGTTTCCTCAATGGTTATCCCGGACTTAAAAGGGTTAAAGAAGAAGTTATCCCCGAAGATGTTAAGATGGGGCAATTCATTGGATTTGATGGTCGTATCGTTAAATGCGATAGCAATCATCTGATGCTTGCAGGTTATCTCCAAAATGGAGAAGTCTGCATTATGAAGTACGCAAATTGGTTATGGAGAAAGAAACTCAAAGAAGAGAAGATCAATTTCAGACAAGTGAATTTTATTCATGATGAATGGCAGACTGAAGTTATTGACAAAGAAGGTTTGCCTGAATACGTAGGTCAAATCCAAGCAGACGCAATTGTGCAAGCTGGTAAAGACCTAGGTGTTAAATGCCCACAAGCTGGTACATTCCGTACTGGTTACAATTGGTGTACAACCCACTAACATAACATTAAGGAAAGATTTTTAATGGCAGAGACTAAGACGCAGTACGTTGATTTTATTGGTAAAGCATATTTTGCAAGAGTTTATCAACCGGATGAATTCCGTGGTTCCGTTCGTTGGGGTGTAGACCTCGTTCCTGAAGATCAGGATGAATGGGATAAGTTCAAGAAGACTGGTATCCAGAAGGTTCCTAAGGAAAGGGACTTTGGTAAGTACTTCCCGATGCATCGTCCTACTGTAAAGTTAATGAAGGGTAAGCTTGTATATTTTACTGCTCCTTTCATCTACGATAAGGATGGTAATGCAATCGTTAAGTACGTTGATGATGCTGGTAACGAAGTTAGAAGTTACGAAGATAAGAACAAAAATATTAAGCGTGTTGGTGAGCCTATCCTCATTGGTAATGGTTCTATTGTGAAAATCAATGTCTCTTACTTCCCCACTGCAATGGGTGTTGGTTGTAGACTTGAAACGCTTCGTATTCTTGACCTTATTGAGTACAAGAAGCCAGAAACTCCCTCGGAGGTAGCAAAGAAAATTGAAGACCAAGTGGCTAACGGAGAAGAACCTACCGCGCCCTGGTAGTATAACTAGCGCGTTGACCCTTCTGTATAGTGCAGCGTGGGTTAGTGGTTTTACAGTTAACGGTATAAAGCCGCCCTTTATAACTTAGGAGAAGTAGATGCTGTGGCGTGTGAAGTTAAATGATCCTGTTGAAGGTATCAGCAGAACAGTCTTCCTTAATTCGGACTACGCATATGTTACTAATAAGGGTGACTTAGTGTTTTACAACACATCCACAGCACCTTTTAAGATTAAAGAAGTACAGACATACAAGAAAAACGAATGGAGTGCATATTACCAAGAACATAGCGACACTCGTAAGTGATATTGAAGGTGTCCTTGTTAAAGGACTAGAAGATAATGAAGATAACTCTGGTATTATTAGTAATTTCGCTAATTCTCTTGCTCGCACTATTTCTGACCGTCTTATTCGGACCGAGCGAAGACCAGAGTTAAGGATGTCTAACATAGGTAAACCCTGTGAAAGACAATTATGGTACGAGGTAAATCAACCAGAACTAGGTGAGCCTCTTAGAGCAGAAACTTATATGAAGTTTCTCTTCGGTGATATTATCGAAGAGTTAATCTTATTCCTAGCGGAGCTAGCAGGACATGAAGTTACTGGGCGTCAAGACGAACAAGAGATCGAAAATGTTAAAGGCCATCGTGATGCAGTCATTGACGGAACGTTGGTTGATGTTAAGTCGGCATCGACCTACAGCTTTAAGAAGTTTAAAGAGGGAACGCTTAAAGAGAACGACTCGTTTGGATACGTCCCTCAGTTGCAATCGTATTTATCTGCTGGCCAGACCGACGATCAAATCACAGACAAATCGAGAGCTGCATTCCTTGTTCTTGATAAGACACTTGGGCATCTTACCCTCGACATTCATCAAAAGGATGAAACAAACTGGGCTGAAGTCTATGCAGCCAAAAAAGAAGTTATCGCAGACAAAGACAATATACCACCCAGGGGTTTCCAAGATGAACCCTTCGGGCAATCGGGTAATATGAAACTTGGTGTAAACTGTTCGTATTGTCCCTTTAAAAAATCTTGCTGGCCAGAAGCCAGAACGTTCCTTTACAGTACTGGACCTATTACTCTAACGAAAGTGGAACTTGAGCCTCGTGTCAACGAAATTACTTAAGAGACGACTTCGTGTTATTGACGATGAAATTTATAAATACTCTTGGTGGCCTACCTACGTAACTGAATTACAGTTCGAGGCCATCGACATACATAGGAGAATAAAACTTATTGAGCAGGAGAAAGAAAACTCAGCCTAAGCTACCTAAAATTGGTAAGAAGACTGTTAGATCACAGTACGAACACGATATTTATCTTGACATTAAATCAAAGCTTCCTAAGTATGCTCAATTAGACTATGAGCAGGAGAAGATTGAATATTATATTGAAGGTGATTATCTTTGTGACTTTGTTATAACTAAGAAGGATGGTTCTAAGATTTACATCGAGTGCAAGGGCAATGGTCGTGCCTTTGATCACAAGGTGAAGCAGAAGATGATTGCAGTTAAACAGCAGCATCCTGACCTTGATCTTAGGATTATGTTTTATAGAGACGGTAAAGTTGGTGCCACAAGACGTGATGGCACATTTATGAAACAATCGGATTGGGCCAAGAAATACGGTTTTGTATTCGCCATTGGTAACTCAGTCCCTAGCGAATGGTTTGAAGAATGAATAAGTATATTGTTACTCTTAACGATGGTGTCAAGGAAGAAGTCTTGGCTCATGGTATTATGAATAACGTAGGTTATGGTGGACAGGTAGAAGCACCCCTAGCGTTCTTTGTTTACGAACGTCCCTTTCAGTTTCCTGTAGATGAAAGTGAGCAAGACCAAGATGAATTTGGTGAACCTTATGATTATCCTGTTCCTATCGGAGGTCACAGGCACCGTGTATACCCTGTTCAGACAATTCATGCAGTCTTTAAGACGGGTACTTGGTCTAGAGTTATTAGAGTTGAGAAGGGTTTGGATGATTGAGTAGAGTTCACCTAGTACTGCCTGACCCTCACGCTCACGGCGACCATGACAACGACCGTGCTGACTGGGTTGGTAAGTTCATGGTGGATTTGAAACCAGACGTATTTATCAACTTAGGTGATCAATGGGACCTTCCCGCATTTAGTGGATACGACAAAGGTAAAGCCTCATTTCACGGCAGAGCCTATCGTAAAGACTTAGATGCTGGGTTAGAGTTCTCTGAAAGATTATGGGCACCTTTCCGTAAAGCGAAAAAGAAACGGCCTTACTCTGTGTTCTTCGAGGGTAACCACGAAGAGAGAATGAGTAGAGTTCTCGAACAATCTTCAGAACTTGAAGGCACAATTGGATTTAAGGATTTTCAACTTGACAAAGATTACAACGATATTGTCCGATATCAAGGACAAACTCCTGGCACACTTGAGGTCGATGGGGTCACATACGCGCATTACTTTATTGCTGGCGTCAGCGGTAGGAATGTCTCTGGTGAGCACCCTGGGTACTCTCTCATTACTAAAAATTTCAAGTCCTGCACTGCCGGCCACTCTCACACTTTTGATTACAGCGTACGCGCTGTGGACGCACGTAAACGCATCCACGGACTAGTAGCTGGTTGCTTCGTAGACTACCAAACAGATTGGGCTGGCGCCATAAATGATCTGTGGTCTAGGGGTCTTGTCGTTAAGAGAGACGTTGAAGACGGTAACTACGATTTGCAATGGATTAGTATGGAATGGTTAAAGAAAGAATATGGAAAGTAATCAATTTTATAAGATCGAAGAGGAAGCTTCCCATAGACTCTTTAGATGGGTTATGGATCATAAAGATAATCCCAAGAGAGATATAAAAGAAGAACTTGAATACTGGATTGCCGTTGTTGCTCAGGAGTGGGCTAAGAAATGACGAGGAACATTTGGGTTATTAGCGACACTCACTTCAACCATGAGAATATCATTGGTTACTCAAACCGTCCATTCAAAGACGTTGACCATATGAATGAACACATGATTGAAAAGTGGAACTCTGTGGTTAAACCAGGGGATAAGATTTATCATCTTGGTGATGTTTACATGAGTGATGGTGATCGTATGGCTAAGATTTTTTCTAGGTTAAACGGCAAGAAACGTTTGATCTTAGGAAATCATGATGACCTTAAGAGACCCATGGGTCCAATTAAACTTGGTGAAGTATTCCAAAAGATTTACCTCTTTAGATGTTTTAAAGAATTTGGTTTAATGCTTACTCACGTTCCCGTGCATGAAAGCTCAATTGTAAGAGCTGGCGAAGGCGCTATTAATGTTCATGGGCATATTCATGAGAAAGCTTCACCAAAGGGTCCATATAAGTGTGTCTGTGTTGAGCAGATTGATTATACTCCTGTGAATATTGAAGACCTTAGAGTAAAATGAGCGACTTTGAGACTAGGACTAAACGCGCTATGAAGTACAAGAAAAAGAAGTCTCGTAATCCTGTGGCACAGGCATTGAACGAGAACCATGGCGCGTTCGCAATGAAAATCACTAACGCTAAAAAAGGAAAGTATGTCCGTGAGCGTATTGATCTTAGACAACTACCGTCAACCGATGAAGAAGAAGGAGACTTCAACCTCTTCAGTGACGAATAATAGAATGGAACATAATATGAACAAAGAATTAGAAAGGGATTTAGAGAAGTTCGTTCAGGGCTACTTGGAAGACTATTCGTTTGAAGACCTCCTAGAGGAACTAGATGTTGATCCCGTAGATGCATTCATTCTCCTGTTTAGTGCAGGAGCATTTAACCCTGAGAACCTCAGGGAAATCCTAACGAGTGATGTGTAATTGACCACCAAAGAGGTGCGCCCCGAGGCGGAGACAAAAATTACACCCACTCATCGTCCGGCTATGTACGATATCTATAAGCCGGCAACTATAGAAATTACGTTTCATATCCTTGGTGAAATGTTCACTAAGAAGGCCATCGAAATGGGTATTATTGATGAACACTATTTCATGGAGGTGATTGATCTGAAGGTCGATGACAGTAATGAAACTCTCACTACCAACGTAGATATTTTTAAATACCTTGAAAACTAAAAGGAGACTCATGTTTACTAGACCTAATGTATCTTTCGCCCTTGGAGTTGCTCTGGGGTTGATTGGATTAATTGCAATTGGCTCTTGCAATGCAAAGGCTGATCCCCTTGTTGATCAGGTTCGTGCCCCTGTTGTTCGTCTCGATGCTTACTGCTCAGGAACAATCATTTCGTCTAAGCGGGATGACAAGACTGGAAAGGTGGCTACATACGTACTGACTGCCAAGCACTGTGTTAAGGACGACGATAAGTCTATGGTTCCTATCGCTAAGGACCAGTATGATGGTATTAAGAAGAATGGCAAGTCGATCAGTGATGGTGATGTCTTTGGTCAGTCCTACAAGTCTGATCTAGCCCTTGTTAAACTTCGTGACGAGAAGGACCTTTTCGAGAACGTCGCAGAAGTAGCTTCTCGTGACATCAATCTTCAGTATGGTCAGGCTGTCATCGTCGAGGGTTTCCCCCTTGGTTTAGGCCAGACGGAAACTGAAGGTAAGCTTGGGTATCTTGAACAGCAGGACGCCTTTAACGATATCTCTCAGTCCCGTATGTTCTATAGAGCAACTCCGGATACTGCCCCTGGTTCAAGTGGTTCTGGTATGTTCACCTTTGACAATGGTAAGTATAAGTTGATTGGTGTTCTTACTGGTGGCTATCCTCGTGCTAGCTACATCAACTACTACACTCCTGTAACAGAGATTAACGACTACCTTGAGACTGCTTTGTCTGATGTCTTTAAGAAGAAGGATGATAAGACTGCCGAAAAGAGTACTGCTCCCGCAGCAGAAACCAAGAAGGTTTATCAGTAAATGATGGAAGAGGACTTTAAGTGGTCCTCTGGTATTCTAGAAGGTGAAGGTTGTTTTAGTATTTTCAAACGACGAAAGGGTAAAACATTTCAGTGTTCTATCCAATGTGAAATGACTGATGAAGATATTATCAATAAACTTCATAAAGAATTGGGTGTAGGAAGGGTGTCTTATAGGGCACCCCGCCCAACTAGAAAACCTACATGGATTTTAACAATACAAAGACAACAAGAAGTTTTTGATACTTTAATAAGAGTTATGCCTCATTTAGGAGAGCGTAGACTAAAGAAGGCTCAAGAACTTTTTTCTTATTTGGAGCCTATAATTTGCAGGTAACCTTAATTGATTTCATGGGTTCTGACGACCGTGTTGCAGACGCAGCAAGAGTTTCCTTTCATAAGGAAGCCAGTAATTACACTAAAGATCAGAACCAAGGTCTAATAAATTTTCTAGCGAGAAACAATCATTTCACACCCTTCACCCATGTACAAATCACTCTTAGAGAAAAAGTGCCCATTTTTGTTGCAAGACAGAGATTTAAACACATGGTGGGTTTTTCCTACAATGAAGTCTCCAGACGTTATGTTGATGATGCCCCTGAATTCTTCACTCCTGACACTTGGCGTAAACGACCAGAAGGATCAGTTAAACAAGGATCATCTGATGAATTCATCTTAAAACTTCAATGGGAAATTGATAAAGAAAGATACGAGGATGGATGGATTAGATCTGAATTTGCAACTAAAGATGTCAAGGAGTTGTATCTTCAATTTCTAGACCACGCTGAGTGGCTTTACAATACAATGATTGAAAACGAAGTCGCCCCTGAACAAGCTCGTATGGTTCTCCCTCAATCGATGTACACCGAGTATTATACGACGGGTTCTCTAGCTGCTTGGGCTAGAGCTTATAAACTACGTATTGATCCTCATGCTCAGAAGGAAATACAAGACCTTGCTAAGATGTGGCAGGATACAATCGGAAATATCAAGGAGTTAGACTACTCATGGAAGGCGTTGACAGAGTAATTAAGTCTCTAGAAAGACAAATTAAACTTTGCGAAAGTCAGAAAGAGAATAACACTAGAAGTATTAAGTCAAATGAAGACGCTATCGTTGAATTAAAAGGGTTTATTCTTGACTACGACATAACTATAGAACAGTGCAAAGTTGCTATTGCAATTCTCAAAAAGAGTGAATTAGTTTGAAAGACTTGATTAGTAAGTACTTACCCCAGGAGTATAAACTCCTTGAGGTTCACATGCCAAAACTTGAAGCTCATTTCATTATTGAAACTGTGAATGAAATCTATCAGGTGACTATTGATCTTCTTCCTGATCCAGAACAGTCTGCTGAACTTGTAGCTACTGAACTAGTTAAGACAATGTGGGAGATTGAACCCCCTGAAGTTAAAGATAAGAAGGATGTCAATTGACAATATTCAGACTTGAAACTGAAGATGGTGAAAAGTACTATTTCTTTAAAAAGAAGGAAGCTGAAGAGTTTCACGAGAATTTTTATGTTAAGGAATTAGGTTACGACGGTCCGTACTACATTTTTAAAGTTAATGTTGCAGGAGAACCAGATTGACTCTTGATGAATATATGAATTGGCAACCGACCTATGCGGCTTACGTAAAGAAGAAGTTTAATGACAAAGACGCGAAGGCACAGTCCATTTTGGAAATGGTTAGCGAAGCGGGCGAAGTCCTTGAATTGCTCACGAAGGCAAACCGTAAAGGTAAAGAGATTGATCGCGAAAAGATCATTGATGAAATTGGTGATACCTTCTGGGGTGTAGCAGGTGTACTCAATACCTTTGGTATCACATTCCAGGAAATGATTGACTTCAACTATAGTAAGCTTGAAGAGAGAAACAAGGAATGACAAAAAACGAGTTCTTCAAGAAGATGGACTGGGAGGGTTCCTTTGAGGATATGTTTCACTACATGGGTCAAAGACCTATCGATGACGATCCTGATATGAACCTTGCATGGAATGCTTTCTGTGCTGCTCTACAAGACTTAATTGATATTCAAGATGATCATCCAATGGAAGACGAAGATGAAGGAGAATAATGACAAAGACCAATAAACCCTCACCCTTTCCAAGTAAGCCAAAGGCTTCGCCTTTCCCGACATTCTACGAAGAATTCATTTACAAGAGCAGGTACTCAAGGTTTAAACCAGATGAAAAACGGCGTGAAAACTGGGACGAAACGGTCTCGCGTTACCTTGACTTCATTCAGTCACACGTTCTCGACAAGCACGGATTTGTTGTCGGAGACGATCTGTATGGTGAATTATATGATGCGATATATAACCTAGAAGTAATGCCCTCTATGAGGGCACTGATGACTGCAGGTCCTGCACTAGAGAGAGACAACACTGCTGGTTACAATTGTGCATACTTACCTATCGATGATGTTAAGTCATTTGATGAAGCAATGTTTATTCTATTGTGTGGTACAGGAGTAGGATTTAGCGTTGAACGACAATACGTCCAGAAGCTACCAGAGGTTCCAAGCAAACTATTTGAGAGCGAGACGACAGTTGTTGTCAGAGACTCTAAAGAAGGTTGGGCCAAAGCCTTACGGCAAGTGGTCTCACTATTGTATGCTGGTGAAATTCCCAAATGGGACATCAGTAGAATTCGGCCCGCAGGCGCTCGTCTCAAGACTTTCGGAGGTCGCGCTAGTGGTCCCGGTCCTTTGGAGGACTTGTTTAAGTTCGTCATTTCTAAGTTTCGAAATGCATCTGGTCGAAAGCTTAACTCCCTTGAGTGCCACGATATCCTCTGTAAGATTGGAGAGATCGTCGTTGTCGGAGGAGTTCGCCGTAGTGCAATGATCTCTCTTAGTAATCTCAGCGATGATCGTATGAGAAAAGCTAAGAGTGGTAGTTGGTGGGAAACAGAAGGACAACGAGCGTTAGCAAATAACTCTGTAACGTACACAGAGAAACCAGAGGTTGGAGCATTCCTTCAAGAATGGTTATCATTATATGAAAGTAAATCAGGCGAGCGAGGTATCTTTAATCGTGTCGCTAGTCAACGACAAGCAGCTCGAAACGGAAGACGTAAATCGGATATTGACTTTGGGACAAACCCCTGTAGTGAAATTATCCTTAGACCATACCAGTTCTGTAATCTTACAGAGATTGTTATCCGATCCTATGATACAGAAGAGACTCTACGAGCTAAAGCACGTCTTGCAGCAATCCTTGGTACGCTCCAAAGTACCCTCACTTATTTTCCCTACCTTAGAAAAATCTGGACAGATAACACTGAAGAAGAACGACTCTTAGGTGTAAGCTTAACGGGTCAACTTGACAACGTTGCGTTTGTTAAAGGGGAAATTAGCGAGAGTATTTTAAAGGATGTAGTAAATGCAACCAACAGTGAATACGCTTCTCTTATTGGCATTCCTACCAGTACCGCTAGTACTTGTGTTAAGCCTTCTGGCACTGTATCGCAGCTCGTGGATAGCGCCAGTGGTTTGCACGGCAGACATTCTGCTTATTATATACGTACAGTACGAGCCGATAACAAAGACCCTCTCACGACTTTTCTGATTGAGAGTGGCATCCCCCATGAACCCGATGTGATGAAACCAAACACAACCACTGTGTTTTCGTTTCCTATGAAATCACCAGAAGGTTCAATCAAACGTGATGATTGGTCAGCTTTAGAACAACTTGAGTACTGGAAGAGAATTCAGGAGAATTGGTGTGAACACAAACCCTCCATTACTGTATCGGTCAAGGAAAACGAATGGCCAGAAGTTGGTGGATGGGTTTATAAGAACTTCGATATTATCAGTGGGGTTAGTTTTCTCCCTTATTCAAATCACACTTATAGACAAGCTCCTTATCAGGAATGCACTAAAGAAGAGTATGAAGCATTGAAAGGGAAGATGCCTAAAGAGATAAGGTGGGAAGACCTCTCGTATTATGAACAAGAAGATAATACTTCTGGTATGCAGATTCTAAGTTGTACAGCTGACTCATGTGAATTCGTTGATATTACCACATAAAGCTAAAGACCATAGTGGTAAAGTCTTCGGAAGATTAACAGCAGTAGAGCCAGTTGGTAAGACTCGTAAGGGTGGGTACATCTTATGGAGGTGTACCTGCTCTTGTGGAAATGAGACTCAAGTAAAGTCTTCTCATTTAGTGTCTAACTCAGTTAAATCTTGTGGGTGTCTAGCGAAAGAACTTTCTTCGAAGAGAATTAAAATGATACATGAGACTGGTAGACATCTTTATTTCATTCGTTGCAATGAATTTGTTAAAATAGGAAGAACAGACGATTTAAATCGAAGAGTCTCACAATTAAAGGCTGCTAACCCTTACCACATAAGTATAGTTCGATTTATTGAAGACGGTGGTTATAGAGAGAAAGAATTTCATGAGAAGTTCAAAGACAGTTTACATTCAGGAGAATGGTTTAAACTTCATGATTATGAAGTGGTAGACGCTGAATGAAATTAAAAGACTTAAAGTGTGAATGTGGTGGTCACGCAGAGTATGTCGATAACGGACCATTCATTGACCAACTGAAATGTACTAAGTGCGATTATAAAACATTAACGTATTTCGATGGTTATGAATACGCCATCTACGAATGGAAGAAAAGGAGACCCGCGTATTGCCCCTGAAGAAAGGTAGCTCGCAGAAGGCTATTTCTGCAAATATTGCAATTGAACGTAGCAATGGTAAACCACAGGATCAGGCTATCGCTATTGCTATGAGTGAAGCAGGTAAAAGTAAGAAGAACAAAAAGAAGAAGCATAAGTGAGAGTATACACCGATGGTTCATGTAGCCGTCGGCAAGGTGGATGGAGTGCCATTATCACAGTTAGTGACAACGAAGAGATTAGCATCTTTGGTAAGACTGAAGATACTACTAATAATCGTATGGAACTAACAGCGGTGTTAGAGGCACTCCTTTATCTTGATCGACGTGGTATATCCACTGACGTAGAAATTATCACTGATAGTCAATATGTAATTGGATGTGCTACTGGCTGGAAAAGAAACATTAATAATGATCTGTGGGATTTATACGATATTTGGTCTAAGAGACAGAAGTCAGTTAAATTCACATGGGTTAAAGGTCATGCCGGTCATGAATACAATGAGCGAGCTGACGAATTAGCACGTGGAGTTAGATAATGTTTTATAGTTGTTTTGCAGTAAGTGTTTTCTTTCTGTGTATTGGTGTTGTTATCTTTTGTATGTTTAGAGGTTCATGAAAGTACTTGTTGCGTGTGAATTTAGTGGAACAGTACGGGAAGCTTTTCGTGCAAGGGGTCATGAAGTACTTTCGTGCGACCTTCTTCCTGCAACTGACGGGAGCGATAATCACTATGTTGGTGATGTCGCTGATGTTATTGGACGTGGCTGGGATATTATCATTGCTCATCCATCGTGTACTTACCTAGCTGTATCAGGAAATAGATGGTATGCAAACCGCCCAGACTTATACCTTCCTGCTATTACCTTTGCTTCTAGTTTCTTCGAGTATGCTGATCGCGTTGCTATTGAGAACCCTGTGGGACGTCTCGGTAAGATGTTTCGCAAAGCTGACCAGTATGTACATCCGTGGATGTTCGGCGATCCGTTCTCTAAGAAAACAGGACTCTGGTTGAAAGGACTCCCGTTGTTAGAACCGACCAATATCGTAGATAAAGGAGAAAGACATGTCACGAAGTCCGGCAAGAGTCTCCCAACGTGGTATAACCTCCCTCCCTCAGCAGAGAGAAGTAACATCAGGAGTACAACCTTTAAAGGGTTCGCAGAAGCAATGGCAGCCCAATGGGGATGATGATGAGTTTTTCTGGCCTACAGATAGAACTATGACAGTTTATGAAACAGAACTCCAACAACCGATTGGCTTTGTTCACTGGAAGGATAAACAAAATGAGAGAGTTTCGTCTAGAAGAATTCGACAATCTGGAGGATGCAAGCCTTTGGTTGGAAGACACGTTCTACGAACTAGAAATGGAACATGATTTTATCAAAGGTGAGATCGTAAAGATTGATGGTAAATATAGAACAGCCGTAATGGTTCAAGAGAGACAATTGGAGTTAGATTTAGATTAATGGCAAATCATTTAGACTATTTTGATTTAGTACCGAGTACTACAGTAATGCCTCGTGTAGAGGTTCCTATTTATACTCCTCCACAGCAGTTGGGTAATAACTACGTTGATACCACCCCTTCCCGTAAGTTGATCAAGAATAACCTCGATAGGGTTAACAATCAGATTAACTCCTGGAAGAAAACAGTAGAGTCCAATCAGAGAGCAATCCAAAATGCAATGGATACTCTCGCAAAGTTAGAAGCCTACGCAGAAGAACTAGAGAAGGATTTGAAGAAGCTTGGAAGCAAGTAAGAAAGATACTAACCCTAAGGATAGTGTAGGAACGAAAAAAGCCCCTATGAGCACTGTGTCCTCTCCCGCAATGATGGAAGTAGGATTAGCTATGCTCGAAGGGGCTCGTAAGTATGGCAGACATAATTATAGAGTTGCAGGTATTTCTGCGAGTGTTTATTATGATGCTTTATTTAGACATATGATGGCCTGGTGGGAAGGAGAAGACATCGATCCTGATAGCGGTCTCTCCCATGTGGTCAAAGCTATTGCAACCCTTATGGTTCTCCGTGATGCTATGATCGCTGGTAAGTTCAACGATGATAGACCCCCGAAAATGAATGATGGTTGGATTAAAGAACTAAACGAAAAGGCCACAGCTATTATTGAGAAGTATCCTAACGCTGTAGAGGCTTGGACAGAAGGGAATAAACTTGAAGATCGGTCTTGATTACGACAAGTGTTATAACTTAGATAGAGATTTCTGGAATGACGTTGTTGACCTAGCTAAGAAGAAAGGTCACGAGGTACGTATTGTTACGTATCGTTCTCCTGTAGATGATAAACTCTCAGAGAACCAGGTCCGTTCAGATATCCCTGTTATTTATACTGATGGTATCGCTAAACGTTTCTTTTGCAATTGGTTTGTTGACAAGAAGTCCCCCGTGGATCATGGTTGGAACCCGGATGTCTGGATTGATGATCGCCCTGAAGTCATTGGTAATAACTCGACTGCAACTCAGGAAATCTTAGACAACTGGCGTGCTAGTGAGGACTACTATGCTTAGTCGCGAACAGTATATTCTCATTAAAATTGCTGAAGAAGCCGCTGAAGTAATCCAAGATATCAATAAAACACTCATCTTTGGTTTAAACGAGAAATACCATAAGTCTGAATTTACTAATAGAGAACGTATCGTTAACGAAATTACTGATATGTTTGCTTTAATCAATTTAGCTCATGAAGAGAAAATCTTACCTTTACCTGAATTTCCTGTTACTGAAGCTGCCGTAATAGCAAAACAAGAGAAGTTCGAAAAGTACTTTAAGTATTCTCAAGAACTAAGAGTTGTTGAGTGACTAGAGAAGAACTAGAAGAGCGTATTTATGACGTTCTTTTAAATGAAATTTATATCTCATATCACCCTTCAACCCATGGTGACTACGATGATGAAATACTTGGTAAGTCAGAAGCTCTCAAAGAGATTATGAAACTTATTGATGAAGCTGTAGTACACATAGAGTAAAAGAAAACCCCCGGTATCCTTAAGTGGACGCCGGGGGTTTTTTTATTTGCTAATAGCTGTATCGGTTTGAATGTTCAAGGGCTTACTTGATCTCAAATTGTAAAGACCAATGCGAGCACCCGCAGCATACAACTGTTTCCACTGAGCAGGAGACAATTGGTTTCTCGATTTGTTAATCAAGTTAACCATAGCGTCTCTCATTTCTTTATTATCCGAAAGGATAGTATCGATAGCTTCATGAGCTTTAGTTGTAGAGTTATAAGACTCCGCTAGGTTACTAGTGATTTTATTCACTCTAGCAGCTGTAGGATTAAGAACACCGAAAGCAAACGTAGATAAGAATGCAATAGCGCTTCTGAACTTCGATTGGTTCTCTGTAGCAGAAAGTCCTTCCATTCCAGGTCTATTTAGAGACTGTTGAAGTTTTTCAACTTCGTTTCTTAGACCAGTAACAGCTTTAACTTCTGGTGAGTCATCACCAAAGATTTTCTTACCATTCTCAACGAAGTTCTCAGAGAGTTCTCCAATTGATTTAGGATTAGAACTAATCTTTCCTTCTGCAGACTTAAGCCAAGCAGTCTTTAAACCTTCGAGGTCTCTAGGATTTTTAGATGCTTGTTCAACGAGTTTCTCAATAACACGAGGTTGTTTTGCATTCATTGCGTCTTCAAAGACTTCATAACCTCTACCTTTAGGAACTTGTTTGCCAGAAACATTTTCAAAGAGAGTGGGAAAATCGTCATTGAAAATCTTATCTTTAGCAATAGTTGAAGCTTTTTCAAGTTCAGGGATTTCTTTCTCTAAATCGTCAAGAGACATCTTTTTGTTCTTGACATCATTTAGAAAACCTTCAAGTCTAGCTTGCTGCTCAGGACCGAAGTTATGACCCATCTTCTGAAGATCATCAGTAATCTTATCGAAGTCAGCACCTTTACCTGCCTGAATGTCTTTAGTAGCTTTTACTAAAGCAGTATCAGCAACCAAACCTTCCTTTTCAGGACCAAGAATTTCCTTCAGTTGTCCAATAGATTTATCTCTATTGGGGTTACCAATAGCATTATCTACGATTTGCCTACCCTTTTCTTCAAAGTCAATAGGCATAGTTTTAGGACTAAAGGTTTTCTCGTTCTGTTTGAGTTCTCTACCGATACCTTGATTGTATTTCTCAGAGTATCTAATGTTCTCTGCAGTAGCTTCATCGACCAAACGAGCGGTGGCAGAACCACCAGCCTTCTTCTTGATATAATCAATCTGACTCTTAGTGATATTATCTCTCAGCTCTTGTAAAGCAGAGGCAGTTTCATAATCGCCTGCTTTACGCGCAGCACTGATAGTTTCAGAGAGTCTAGGGCGAATTTCGTTATTCAAATAACCAAAAGTACCATCTGATTTCTCAATGAGACTTTCAATGTTACTAGGGATATAATCCTTCGCTTTTTCTACTGCATCCCCCCAGAGTTTAGGCCCATAAGGTACACCAGTTTCAGATATCTTATCGTAAGCAGCATTTCTAACCGAAGCGTCTGCACTACGGATATCTTTTACTGCCTGAACAATCTCACTCTTCTTACTATTCTCAAGTTTGTTAATGTCTAGTTTAATACCACTATCTTCCGCCTGTTTAATAATAGGGGAAAAAGTTGGATCGTTCCTGAGGACATCAGTGTAGTCAGAAGATTGCTTAACTAAATTATTTTTAGCCATTTGAGCAGGAACATCTTCGCTAGCAGCGGCTACTTGAGCTCTCTCTTGGAGAGCCTGTCTTGTTTGATCAATTGCAGCTTTACCACCTCTTGCAGCTTGGGCCTCTTGGAGTCCTTCATTTAGAACTCGTTCTGGTTCCTGTAATTGTACCGCAGTCTTAGGAGCGTTACCTCTCTTTGCAGACGAACGTAAAGCTTCCATCTTGGTTTTAACAGACAACTGTTCAGGATTGGTTTCATCCAAACCAGAGTTAATAGTGCTAATGGTGTCTTGTTTGACTGTCTTAGTCCCAACACCTTCACCAAAGTCATAGGCTTTCTCACCATGTTGATCGATAAGATCAACGACTTCTTGGGCAGCTTGTCTCTGTTGTTCAGCAGTAGGATGTTCACCTAACTGACCATAGACACTTAAGACATCTTCAGCAGCCTGTTGCTTCATGGCAGGAAGATTATTCCAATTGGTAAAGATGCTTTTCCTAATGTTGTTAACAACTTCAACGCCCTTTTTACCAAGGGCAAAAGCACCGTCACCAACAATACCAAGAGCCATGTTATCCAACGATTGGTTCATAAACTTCTTGGTCTGTTGGGTAGCAGCGTCGTCATCGGGGTTGATTTTGAAGCCAACAGGACCATCAGAACGAACGATAAGACCTTCTTGATCGGGCATACTAGAGGCAGCAACTGCTCCACCTGCTAGTGCTCCACCAAGATAACCTGCCACCTTTCCAACAGCTGGAACAATAGCATTCTTAACTGCAGCACCAGCACCGCCAGCAAAAGCAATATTAGCACCGATCTGGCCTATTGGCATCATGATTTTTTCAGGAGTACCTTTGGCCCCACCAATAGCTTCATCCCAAGATGCCATTTCTTTCTGACTTTCATCCGCATTGCGGTGTCCAGCAGCAATAGTTTCTTCACTTCTAGGAGTAAGATAACCTCCAGAGTGATTGGCAGCGTAGTCGTAAACATTACCCAAACCAAAACCAATGGTACTACCGACTGCTTGCGCAGTTCTAGCAAGGCCAACTCCTGTGTGAGCTACACCTTTTGCTAAGCCTCTAGCTTCGAGGTATGTGTTATGAGGAATATTTTCTATACCGCTTTGGTAGTTATTAGCGTTTTCTTCATCGCTAATTACCTGACGATCATCAGGAGAACCAGAGGCATTCATTGGTCCTCTAGCATTAATCTCCTGTTCCATGGCAGAATTTTGTTCAGCCTCTGCTTTTGCTTTGGCCTGAGCGTATTCATACTCTAATTGGAGTTCTTGTTCTGTAGCCATTTAGAGTCCATTCTTTTTCTTGAGATACTCTTGAAGTTCAGGGGACATATACTTCCAAGCACCAGGAAGGACAGGTTCACCTTTGAAATCTAGAATAGGTTTAGTAGCTTTCTGTGCCCAATCAGGCACATTTGGAGTAGTATCTACCTGTTGACCAGGATTGTCTTCCACACCAGCATCCGCATTGATATTCTTTAAAGCTTCAGCGAGAGTTGGGTCTTCAGCAGACTCAGTATTAAAGTCTTTACCCATATCAAAACCAGTGGGAGCACCCGGATACTTCTGCTTGTAGTAAGCAGCCGCGCCTCTACCAGTTTTAACATTCTTCTCCATATCAGCGATAGACTGATTACCCTGCTGGATGGACATCTGTAGAGCCTTAGCAGCAGTCTGAGGGTTACCACCACCAGCCACTACGTTCTTGTAGTTCTCAAAGTCTTTATTAGAGATACCTTTGGTAGAACCATTGGCCTGAGCCGCCATCTGATACGCGAGTTTAGTACCCTGGATATCAACGAGAGTTGCCTTAGCAGCGTTAATAGAAACTCTATCAACGAGCTTTCCAGACATTAATTCGTCACGAAGAGCTTTCTCTGTCTTATCGAGAGAGGCAATAGCAACATTAGCATCTGGCACTTCACCACGAGGTGACACTAAGTCAGCAATGTTAACAACAGCCCTACGAACTCTATCAGCAACCTGAGAAACATCGCCAGTCAAATCCATGACCTTGCCGTCGTATTTACCATTAGTGTCTTTCAACAACTTAATGTAATCGCTAGCAGTACGGATGAAGTTCTTCTGGTCATTCTTAGCTTGATCGTAAGTCTTCAGGTCATCAGAACCTTCATTGGCAACACCCTGCATATCTTTTTCTTGTGCAGGACCAATGGGAGCAACACTCTTGGCATCAACCACGTTGCCCTTAGCGTCTTTCCAAACGGGATTATCATATCCTTGAGAGTAATCAGGAGTGACAAACTGGTTTTGATAAGAACCATCAGGATTTCTCACCATACCTCTCTGAGGAGCCTTTGAAGGATCAAGGGCATAACCATTATCTCTAATCTCATTAGCCTTAAGTAATTTATACTTCTCTAAGAGAGTATTAGCGTAATTCTTTTGTTCAGGTGTACCATTGTTCTCAGTCCACACAGCCAATGCCTGAGCATCACCCAAGTTGTTGGCCTTGTCTCTAAGAGCTTCAAAGGTTGCACCCTTGGGAACAAACTTAACAGAAGCATTTGGCATACCATCGACAGGATCACCCGGCATATTATTACCACCGAGAGTATCCTGAACGTTCTGAGCAGTAGTACCAGAAGCATCAGCAATCTCTTGAGTTCTAGCGTTAGACTGTCTGCCCGCAGTAGGTGCACCACTATGGAACACATTGTGGATACCCTGTTTGATATCTCCAAAGATACCACCAGAAGCAGGAGCTTTTAAACCAGAAGACTTCATCTGAGAGTCAACAGAAGACTGAGCAGACTGAGTTAAACTGTCTCTAGGATCAGCAGGTTGTGCATCAGACGCAGTAGCACCAGCACCGGGCTGAGTAGTATTTGTATTCTTTGTGACAACGGCCTGATTTTCAGTTAAGTACTTCTGAACACTCATGGGGTCTGCACCACCAGTTAACTGATCGTAAGCATACGAAACAGTCTCAGGAGGGGCACCAGTAGCCGCAACAATACTACGAGCAACACGAAGGTTCTTTTTATTCTCTAAGTCCATCTTCTGACGATAATCTCTCTGGGAGATATAGTCTTGGTACTGTAGACGAAAAGCATCTTCGTTATGCTGAGCATCGTTCTGTGTCTGTTGATTAAAGGACTGGGCAAAGGCAGACCCAAAGCCTGCAGCAAATCCACCTGCCATTATTGTTCTCCTTCAGTCACTTCATTATCTGGTGTAGTTTCATTTAATTCTTCACTAGGGGCAGACGTCTGTTGACCCATACCCATAAAACCTTTAACTGCATTCTGCATAGAGGCAATCGTTTCAGGCTCATCGAGAGACTTATAAACGTTAGCAACGTTCTGTTGATCTTCTGTAATAGCTTTCATGTAAGAAATAGTATGAGGATTATTTGGTAAATCAATACCAAGATCAGGTTCAATACCTTCTGCTTTAGCCATCAACATCATGATATGACTAACAGGGCCAGCTAATAGAATAGCATAATCCGGAGTCCACTTACCTGCACCAATACCACTTGTAACAAAGATATCGGTAAGTAACGAAATGGGAGTACCCATCTGCATCATAGTTAAAAGACCCGTTGACTTCTCTTCATCCATCAACTGTTTAGCTGAAAGTTGAATAGCGTCGTCGAGGTTAGTAACCTCTGGGGGACGATGCCAAGGATAGTTCTTGGTATCAGAAGTATAATTTTCTCCGGGAATAGGACCATTTGGAGTAGGCATCATCCCAGGAATACCACTCATGTTTTTAGCATCTGGTAATTTTGGTTTAGTGTATTTCTGATCGGCAGGAAGCATTTCTTTCTCGACATTATCGAAATAAGATTTATTATACTTCGTGTCCTTTGTAGAAGTCATACCGCCATAGTCTTTGGTCTTCTTCCAATAGAGACGCATAGACTTGGTAACCATATCTTCGAATGTAACACCCATCTTAATTCCTTTTAACCAAATGCCCAATCGAGTAATGAGCCTGCAGCTTTACCTGCGATACTACCAGCAATGGCACCAATTCCAGCTGAATTAGCTGCCTTATTAGCAGCGTTAGCTTGAAACTTAGCCATAGTCATCTGAGCCTTACGATCTGCTTCATTCTCTGCAGACTTCCAAGCGTAATCAAGAAGGGCGTCTGAACGATCCCAAATCTGATTTAACTGTTCCTGAGAAATAGTAGTCATAGTTTTAACATCAGTAGCAGCAGCTTCGAACTGGTTTGCATTATCCTGAAGAGTAACCGTTTGACGCCATTTAGCATTAGCAGTGTCTACGTTGTACTGCATGGTCTTATAAAACTGATCTCTGTTATTTTCTAAATCAGCGTTAAATTTAGACATATCGTTTGACTGTCCAGTATTAAACTGAGACATAGTATTCAACTGAGAAGTGTTAAACTGACCAATCGAAGCATTTAGACTATCGTAGAACTTATCCATATCCTGCTGAGATTGTGCAGCGAAAAGTCTAGAAGCATTTTCCTGCTTACTATCCTCAAGAATAGACTGAACTCTAGACTGAGTATTAAGCATTTCTGCTTGCTGTTTGTTGTCGAGGTTCTGCATATCCATCTGAAGGAATGCTTTAGAGTTCTCAACAGCAGCAGTCATTCTGTTGTCTAAGTTAGTCATTTCGAAATTAGCTAACACATTGGCTTTGTTTATAGTAGCCTGTTGTTTGTTATCTAAGTTCTTAAGAGTAAGAGTTTGAAAGAATGAAGCGTCCTGTTGAGCAACAGGGATAGAAGCCTCCATGATAGCCTGAGCCATCGCTGCAGTAGCAGCAGTACCAGACATACCTTTGAAAGCAGCAATCTTAGAAACGTTTCTAGCAGTACCAGCAGCCCATCCGGGTATCTTAGGATTACCATTAGCATCTACGAATTCAGATTGTAGAGTATCTAACTGACCCTTAAGAGTAGCCTTGGAGTCAACATAGTTGCCATCACCAAGAGCTTCTGCGAGAGCTTTACCACTAGGAGTACTAGTGTCAATGATGTTAGAAAGGTTCTGCTTAGCATAATCGTTAAGTGCTTGACCTACAGGACCCTGACCATTAGCCATGGCCTGAACATCTTCCTGAGGGGCATCAACTAAATGACTTTGATCTACTTGACCCTGCTGTGCAGTTGCCTGTCCATTTTCTTCAACATTCTGTTGGGAAGTAGCAGCGTCATAAGTTGTAGCGTCTCTAGGATCAACCTGAGCCTGTTGGGCAGTTTGAGCCTGAGTGGTCTGACCTTCCTGTGTAGCTCCTTGAGTTGGGGCAGTAACATTAGTACCAGCCGCGTTAGGATCAATATTTTGAACGTGATCCTGTAAGTATTCGCTCTCATTCTGAGAGGTATTAGGATCATCCTTTGCTAACGCAAGACTAGGATCAAGTGCAACTTGAGAAGCATAGTCTGTAACATTGATCTGTCCTGAACCAGCTACTGGCTGACCTGCTACAATACTAGTAGCGTTATCTGCGGTAGCAGCAGTAGGAGTGGTTGGAGTAGGTGTAGGCGTTGGTGTTGGGGTCGGAGTGGGTGTCACAGGGGGATTAACTAGACTTCCATTAGTTCCACCAGTCACATCATGAGAGTTAGGAGTATCACCTTGAGACATTATTTAACTCCATTAAATTTATCAAATAGAAGCCAAATAGTCAAGACTCCACCACCAACAATCCAAATCCAGCTATTCTTTAATGCATTAGTAAGCCACAAATTCGCTTCTTCTCTTTTGATCATTGTTTTTAATAGTTCATATTGTGAACGGGGAAGTTTAATGTTGATGAGTTCGTCATCCTTGAAATCAGGTTCCTCTGTCATCTTTTAAATATCCTTTTCACAGTTGTATCTAAGAAATAGCCACCAACTACAATCCACATTAACTGTGTGAGTTCAGGTGAAAGTCCATCCGTGATACCAAAACCTAAGACTTTATCCCAGATTAGGAGTTTTGCATTATAAATGACGAAAGGTAAAGCAAAACCAATACGGACCAATCTTTCCAAAGGGTCTGATTGAGCAGCCAGGATGATTGACTTCCTAGCTTCAAGAGTATTAATTCGTTCATCAGCGGCAATCCTTTCTGCGTCGTTAGCAGCAGCTAGCTTGGACTGGTAGGCTTCTTTAAGATCATTAGAAATTTGTTTTAGAGGTCCAGAGAAGAACCCACCGAGTAAACTAGCTATTGCACTCCACATTTAGTCTCTCCGTTTGTTAGGAACTGCGTGAACTCCAATAGAGATTATAACACCAAGGAGTGCTACGACATCATCGTTAGTCAACGGAAGTTCCCAACCATAGTGCTGATTGATTAAATAGATACCAACCATAATCAGAGGCACGAATGCCTTATATCTTTCTGCTATCCAATCTCTCATGGCATTTTACCATCAATACAATCTTTAGAGTTCCATTTACCGGGGGTAACTTGGTCTTTTGGTGGCTTAGAACTTTCGCGAACCCTTTGTGATCCCATAGAAGTCTTTCGCGTCATAAGTCTCGTGCCATCGTTAGCAGTCATTGGGGCATCGAAAGAATGATTGTCATCGGGATCATGAGTATTAGAGTCTTTATTATAAGGGGCTTGTCCTTTTGGCATTAGCGTCCTGCCTTTCCATTAAAGAGTACCATTGCGAGATTAATCAATGCAGAAAGCCACGAAGTCTTCTCAGTAGGCTCTGTATCGGCCACAGGAGGCGCTACAGGGGTTTCAGTAGATTTCTGCGGTACAGATACCTCAAGAGTAGAAACCTTCTCAGAGGGCTTTAAATACAGTTTGGCTTCATCCGCCCTACGTCTAGTTAAACCAGCAAGAACCTTACCACCTGCTTTATTCCACATGGAAAATGCGGCTGCTGCACCCTTCCAGTCACTAGCGTTAGTTTTTTTGACTACAGTGCTCTTAGCGAAATTACCAGGACCAATGTTGTAACATAATGAAACCATAGCCCCATACTGATTGTCATTAACAGGCACTTTGATAGCTGCTTCTACATAAGACTGATATTTAATAAGGTCTTTTTCTAAAAGAGTATCTGCCTGAGCCTGAGTAATAGTCAAACCAGAACTAACCTGTAGTCCACCAGCGGCAGAAGTATGACCATATCCGATAGTCCAGACACCAACTGAGTCTTTATAAGCTTTCAGTCTACAACCTTCAAAAGACTTAATGAGGTCGAGAGTCGCGTTATTTAACGTTCTCATTTAATATTCCTTATAAATTATTGTCCAACCCATGTTACGCCTGCGATTGCGCAAGAAGGTGTTGAACCCCCAGAAGAAGTGAGAGCTAGTGATCTTGACCCATTTGAAGACTGTCCGGACAAAATAGCCCCACAATAGTCTGTAGTGTCATAGGTAACGGGCGTAGGCGCACTCATCGTGATATCTGTGGCTAACTCCTGCAGTCCACAGGCGATAAGGACACCATTGGCCGGTACAGAAATCGTCGTACTTGCAGAAGCACCTCCACTTGGAGGAAAATTGGAAGCAGTGTCGTTAGCCGTATTTCCTACTAAACCAATTGCATTAGTCATGGCAACATATACAGTTCCACTAGTCCAGCTTGCTGGGTAGTTTAAAACAATATTACCTGAACTACCAGAAGGAACCAATGCGCTGATAATAGCTAAATTCCAAGTGGCGGTTCCAGCGCCGAAATGGTCACTGATGTTTGCATGGATTGTAGCCCCAACACCTCCAATACTCGCACTGCTTAAAGTTCTTGCAGCACCAGCGCCACCAATTGCATGAATGGCCGCAAACATGCGTCTGCTAGAACTTGCCGTACCAAAAGTTGCACCTGAGACCGTTATATTTGTTAAGCCAATCATACTTGTGGAGAAAATTCCTTGATAGGTTACACTAAAGGAGGATTTTCCTAGAAAGTCTGAAAATTTAATAGCTCCAGATGGAATTCCCGCTAACGCTCTTTCTTCAGAACCGTTTATATCAAACGCTGCACTACCAGAACGTCCTAATTCAACGTTTATATCACTTGCTTTAATAGGGGGAGAAGCAGGAAGTGTCATTATTTAGCCTCTAATTCTTCAATTCTCTTCTGTAATTCTTGAACAGTCTCCCAAAGAATAGCCACCATGTTACCATAAGCAACAGACAACATACCCTCACCGTCTTCTAATACTAACTCAGGCGCAAACATTCTAACGTTCTGAGCAATAAAACCAATACTCTTTTTCTCAGTTTCTTTTCTGGTAAATCTGACAGGAGTAATATTTTTAACAATATCCCATTGAGAGTTCAGAGGGAAAATATCTTTCTTAACTCTTTCGTCAGAAGAATACGTAATATCACCAGTAGAGGTTGTAGTGCCAGAGATAGTAACATTACCCGCACTATCCACCACCATTTGTCCGGTAGTACTTCCGACACCATTAGGACGAAGGTAAACACCACCAGCACCAGTGCAACCAAGTACAGCTGCACCTGTAGAACTCTGAAAGTTCTGATTTGCAGTAATATTGCTAGAACTTGTTAAAGCACCGGTGTTCGTAGTGCCTAATGTAGAAGTTCCTGTCACACTCAAAGTACTAGAAAATGTACCAGTCGTAGCAGCAACAGAACTGGGAGTAGTAGCGCCAAGAGTACCATTAAAGGCACCTGATGCGTAAGTACCACCAGTAATAGTTTTACCCGTAAAAGTCACAGAAGTGGGAATGCTAATCGTTGGATTGCCAGAAGCACCATCACCATTAGTTACAGTAATTTCAGCAGCAGTGCCTGTGAGTGTTCTCTTAGTAAAAGCATCTGCAGCAGTTTCAACAACAAGCCCAGCAGTCGAGTTAAGTCCTGCTAAAGCAGTAAGAGTAGCATCTAACGGCTGATTAGCACCTGCAGCATCAACACCAATCGTTGCTCTCATTGTGGCAGCATCGGCATCATCAATAACAGTCTTAGCAAAGGAACTAAAACCAAGAGTTCCTAACGCTGTAGATGCATCTATATCGTCAATAAGAGTTTTAGTATAAGTTGTGAACCCAAGAGTTCCCAAAGCACCCGACGCATCAACGTCATCTATTAGAGTTCTACCATACGATGATAACGTAGTAACATCGGCTGTTCCACTTCCAGTAAAGTAAGGAACTTTGTCTGCTGCGCTAGTTACACCTGCAATCGCATTTAACTCTGCATCATACGCTTGTACATTAGTACCGATGACAACACCGAGAGTTGCTCTTGCAGTAGCTGCGTCTGCGTCATCGATAAGAGTTCTGCCATAAGAACTAAGAGTAGTTACGTCTGCAGTCTCAGAACCAGTGAAGTAAGGAACCTTATCAGCAGCGCTTGTTACACCAGCTAAAGCAGTGAGATCAGCATCATACGGCTGGTACCTTTTCCAAACAGCAGCACCAACAGTGACGTCAGTCACAATAAAAACTAAATCTGTAGTTGTATTAACCCAAAGAGAGCCTACTGCATAACCATCATTACTATCATCATTAATCGTAGGATCAGTTGTAGCTGTGATATTGTTAATACCAGCATTACCACCATTAGCTACTGGAAGAACACCTGTAACAGAAGTCGTAAGAGAAATCTTAGGACCTTCACCAGAAGTTCCATCATGAGAGTGACCAGAAGTGCCGTTAAAAGCAGCCTGAATAGCATCGAATTCATTATCGAGATCGACAGCCTCAATAGTTAATCCATCATCAATTTCAGCGTCTGATTGCCGAGTATAACCAGTACCCATATTATTTCCTTCCGTTTACGGCATACTCATAAACGATGCCTTGAATTGAATAACTATCATTCATGTCAGATGTTGAGAAAGTTAACCTGTTAGAGAAGCCGGAGCCTTCAACATTCTTAATTCTCACAGGGAGAACCTGAGTTGCGTAAGTTGAAGTACCGTAAACACCTGTTCCATAGGTTGTTCCAGAAACATTACCTTCAAAAACGTATGTTGTAGGATTGAAAACTTCTCTCGAATTCCAATCAAACTGCATAGCAACATTTAGAGTTAAATCACCTTCGGCACGAATAAATACATCAACTTTGTGAATGGTTTTTCTAACGTTTGACTCACCAAAATCAAAGTAAGGTGTAGTGTAAATGGCAGTAATTTCACCTCCATCAAAGGAAGTTCCTTCTTCTTGTCGATACACTTTACCATTAAAATCCCCATGGAGTACGAATTCTTCTGTTCCAATATAACCAGAAGTAGCAACAGAGGTCCTAATACCTTTTAGTCGACCCCATTCCCATGAAATTCCGTTGTCTTCACCCTTCAAACCACCAACAATACCGTTATTTTTCTCGGTATCGAGACCTTCATCAGAAAAGAAACAACGAAATTGAGACTTTCTTCGAACAATAACTGTGTTCACCGATGGTAAATCAGCACTCTTAATCAAATCGATGACATCCTGCTGTATATTCTTAGACTGAATACCTAATTCAACGTCTCCAATTCGATTAGTACCTGCGATAGTTCTAAAACCGTCTTGAGACAAGAAGAGAAGATCACCATTTATTTCTTCAACACCATCTGATGCGACTAAGCCAATGTTTTTAGTAACGTCTTGGAGCACAAAATCAGTATTATCGATTACGATCTTCTTAATCTTCGTTTCACCAAAGACATAAAGTTCATCACGGAATGGAATTATCTGTTTAACAATAAAGCCTGCATTAATCTGACCAGCGCCAGAAGCTGCTGTCCAATCGCTTTCATCGTTAGGAGCAGAATACACAACAAGTTCAGGATGAGTGCTATCACCAGAAACGAATACGGTATTTTTAAAGACCGTAATATACTTAGGAGTGCTAATAGACTGATCACCTGTAGGCTGGGTCCAATTAGTACCGTCAAACACGATAACACCATTGACTCCATCCACAAAACCAATCTTATCCGTACCATCAAAGTTCCATGTGTCTGATCTGACCTTATCGATATTAATAGTACTAAGAGTTAAACCAGTTACGTATGCGGTCCAAGCACCACCAGATTGCCACTGATAGAATTTGTAAGTATTTCCAGATTGCTGTTTTCTTGAAGCAATAATGTCTTCAATAAAGATAGAAATACCGAGTATTCTTCCTTCAGCTCCGGTAGGATCAACTTCAGGGGCTGTTGCTTCTAGAGGTTCAAAACCATTAATTCTTCTATAACCACCAAACAAAGAGGGCTCAAAATTAACGAGAGTAGTGGCAGCTCCAGGAGTTCTTTCTGAAAGTTCAAGGTAGTTGAGATTTGAATTCAATCCACCTTCACAAATTAGTTTATAGGATTGAAGTCCTTCCATGCCACCAGCCATTATACACCACTTCCTTTATAAAAGTAATAACCACTGCGCATTACTTGACCACCACCAAAATTAACTCTTCCATCCCAAGCATAAGCAGGGTTAGGAAGAAAGAGGTTGACCATATCTTTGATGCCAGAGTCAAACTTCTGTTTCATGATAGCGACACCTTGAGCATTCTCTTTGAATAAGTTCATATGGTAAAGAGCACCAGCAGTGATTACGTAATCAAACTTATCAGGGATAGTTGTCTCATCATCAAAGTTAACTAAGTCAGTAGGGTTTTTATAGTATCTAAATTTAATTGTGTAAGCATGATTAGGAGAAGGAGTAACACCCCAACCGTTACCATGAGAAGGAAAACAGTAACAAGGAACGGCTTTGCCAATAGTTCCAGTATCGTAATCTAAATCTCTGTAATTAGCATACCACTCTTCACGAGTAATTGGCTTTAGCTGTTGGTGTTTAACGTTTAGAACATCATCCTTCTGAATTTGAAAGGAGTCCCAATCAGCTGCAGTAAACTGTGTAGGCCAAGAGTATTCTTCTGTGCCAATCTCTAACACTTGAGTGTGTTCTACTGCATTAAAGGGCCAGTCAATTCTAGAATTATTGATTTCCCTGATAGTATCAAGAACAGCGTCTTTAGCCATTGCTTGAATACCTCTAGCTGAAATAAAGTCAGACTCTGTAATCTCTACATCGTTAACTCTACGAAGGAGACGATTAGTCAAGTCCATATAAGTACTAGGCATTAGCAATCTCCACAGCAAGTATTATCTTTTGATGTATCATAAATATCATCAGGGTTAGTTCCTGTAGTCACGATGTATAAAGTAGAGCCAGAGCTTGACTCTGCCTCAAAAGGATTGTCTGGATTATTTCCACTTGTTACAGGAAAGAGTGATCCATCGTTTAAATTCTCCTGTTCATAAAGAGCCTCTGAACTATCGCCTTCGCTGAAAATATACGGGATAACGAATACGTGTCCGCAGCCTTCAGCGTCAAAAGAGATTAATACAGAACCATCTATATTTCCTGTACCAGTCAAGAGACCATTGTTGGAGAATAATAAGTTCAAAGCACCAGACATAGGGCCGACAGTTATTATTTCACCAGTAGCAGCGTTAGTGAATAAAAGATTTGTGTTACCAGAAATAGAAGCAATCGACGAGATTACAGCACTTGATATAAATACAAAATCATTATTACCAGATAGACCACCTATACCTTTTATTGTGGCGATAGGAGAGAAAGTTAGTGTCTCAGAGCCTGAGATATTTCCTGTGCCTCTAAGAGTTCCAGAAGGAGTAAACGTAATAGTACTAGATGCAGTAGCAGCACCAGTACCCTTGAGAGTTGAACTCAAAGAGAACGTTATAGTACCAGAACCAATAAGTCCACCTGTACCTTTAATAGAGCCTGAATGAGTAAATGTAAGTGTAGTAGAACCTATAAGTGAAATCGGAGTATACTTTATTACGATAAGTCCATTAGCACCCGCACCACTAGATGTTCCATTTACACACCCACCACCACCACCACCGTAATTGCCTCCAGCCCACGCAGTACTACTTCCTCTGCCACCGCCTCCACCTCCAGAACCGGCTGTAACTCCATTCCATTGTGTGAATTCTGCTCCATTACCACCAGCAGAACCACTACCACCTCCAACACCTCCAGCACCACCAGAACCGGCATCACCTGAACCTCCATCAGTATTCTGGTTAGTACCGGTAGTGCCAACACCGGCATTTCCAGCACCATTAGGACCAGCTGCACCACCACCACCAGTAGAACTACCACCGTTTGATCCAGTGCCGCCGGCTCCACCAGAGTTTCTGGTAGTACCAATTCCACTAGTTCCAACACCTCCAGCACCACCATTTACGGTAGCGATAGCTCCTGTTTGTCCTCCAGAACCACCTTTAGCGCCCACTTGTGAAGCAGCTAAACTAGCCCCGTCAAACCATGTGTCTGTTCCAGCATTACCGTTAGTAGCAGTAACCGTTTGGCTAGCACCACCAGTTCCTACTTGCACGGTAACGGTAGAAGAAGAGGGGGTAATATTACTTGAGAAAGAACATGCACCTCCACCGCCTCCAGTGGCAATACCACCGCTTGATCTATACCCTCCAGAAGCACCAGCACCAATACAATAAATCGTATTGACATTAGTCCAGTCAACAGGTTTAGACCATGAAGTACCAGAAGTTACAAAGAGGATTGTATCAGCCATTAGTCACACGTAGTAGTTAATTGCCCAATTGCAAACTGAGGTGTAATACCATTAGAAACTGCAAGAGAAGCACTCAAAGCTCCAGAAAATAAGAGAGTACCAGCACCAGCCGAACTTAAACCAATACCAAAATGGGTAATGGTACTAGAACCACCGGTACAAGCAGGAAAACTAATAGCAGCAGCATTAGAAACCGTGGGGTTAGAAACAGTCCAACCACCCGAGGTTCTTGCTACAGCCACACGAGCATAAGATGTGTAAGCACTTTCGGAAGTAGTCTGAGAACCAGTTTCACCTGGGTCAGCAGTATGAAGTGAGATATAAAGATTAGTTGCAGGAGAAGTAGCAGTATTATCTGCAATATTACCCCATGCGGTGGCATTGAAGATCAACTTAAGTACATTGTCTTCGGTTGTGTTTGTAGCAGACATTTAATCTCCTTAGGAATTTAATGAATTCATAATCCATTAAGTTGTCATAGTAATAAGATCAGCATCACTTATAGAAAAACCCGGTCCCATAGCTATGCGCTCATTGATACCAAAGATCGAGTTTGCACCTGAACCATTCGTTCCTAAATCCCAGTGGTCTAGAGCAGCGTCAAGACCAAGAGTACCTGTAGCAGCACCAGCTAGAACACCATTACAAGCCATACGTAGATTGGTTGCATTACACCAACCAGCAATTTTGTTAACTTGAGTCAATGCATTATCAAAACGCCATACACCGTCTGCTGTTTGTGCTACACCAGAAGCACCATTCTGAAATTTTACAGCGCCTGTGCCCTGTACAACAGTAACAAAAAGATTTGATGCTGAAGTTATAGGGAAGCCACCTTGACGACTTGAGCGACCTTGCCAATAGAATGCAAAAGGACCGCGAGCTATAGTCGCAAGTGGTGAACTATCGGGGAAGGATGCATAGGCACGTTCAAGGAAAGTCTGGACCGTCGCGGAAGTCGTGGCAGGCCGTGTATGGATGGGAGCCAAAGAAGGCCAATTCGTTGGGGGATTAATTCCGATTGCAAAATCGAAAGCAAATGCGTTTCCTGCCTTGCTTCTAAATTTGAATATTGGATTTGTAACAGCCGCCTGGAATATGACAGAGGGGCGCATCACATCGAACGAGTTGCCCTGAACAACGGCTGTTTGCCAAGTCGTGCCGTCAATGGACATTTCAAGTGGATCAGTGCCAGATATGCGACGGATGTCACACTGAAACAATCTATCATTAACAGTCGATGTCCACGGCTGACTGCATTCGGCGTTATCAACAGTCCAAGTTAATGACGAGCACGCGTTAGCACCACCATCAGCACCAGTTTGGTTCTTTGCAGCCGTGACACCCGCTTGCTTAGTCCACGCTGCGTTGGTGAAATCGCGGTTCCAAAGAATGGCGGTGTTGATCGATGGGTACTGCATTTCTCCGCGATCAGTACGCCGAAAAGCCGACGACGACATAGCAACGAGTAAGCCAGCTTGATTTGGCCCGAAAGTAGCTACTCCATTACCGCCTTGACGGAAATCATTACCAGCACCAGGGGAACCACTAAAAGATTGAGGACCACCCTTCAATACGGTGCCAGTTGTCCAATCGATGTCTTGAGTAAATCCTACGTTAGCAATAAACGATTTTCCAACCCCCACACTTAAAGAGTTTCTTGTTCTAGTATAGGGATTAGTCCACATTACAGGAACTCCGTGAGATTTGCTGAACCATTTGCAGAAGCCCAAATACCAGATACGGCACCGGTGAAGCCATAAGGAACTTCATAGTAACCATTCGATGGGATTTGAACAGAATGAGAAGTAGTAGCGGTAGCAGTACCACCACCAAGTAATACATAAAGAATAGCCGTAGAGGTATTCTGAATAGAGAGACCCTTGCGGGCGACATTAGCCGTAATCAAAGATACGGAAGAAGCAGAAGACGCCACAGAAGTGACGGAGACTGCATTACAAGTCCTTAAAGTGATTTCACTCATGAATTGGCATCTTTCTTAAAAGAACTCCCCCCAGAGTTAACTAGGGGGAGAAAGTTTAATAATTACGACTTAAGTTGGGCGAGACCCGGATTAGCCTTGTTCGAAACGTCAACCATACAAGCATAGATACGGAGGACACCAGAGGTACCAACCGTAGTAGCAGCAGTGATGATCAGATCGACAGTGCTCGCAGTACCAAACACAGTCGGATTTGCAGTCGCGACAGCGATTGGTGCATGAGCACCGGCAGCAGCAGCATCAAGGTCAAAGGCAGCAACCCAACGCGAGGTCGAGCCGGAGTCACCAAGACCAATCGACTGGTCAGCAGAGCCACCAGCCTGGGCAGTAACAACTTCAAGACCAGCGAAGAGCACAACCGACTCAGCCGGTACACGAATGCACTGGATAACGTCAGCAGCGGCAAGAGCCGAACCCTTAGCAGTAGCAGCCGCAGCAAGGTCGAGAGTAAACTCAACCAGATACGGACGCTTAATATTAGCACCACCAGACGGACGCTGGGTCCGAGTGGCGGCTTCGGCGAGAGATACAGTAGCCATTAATTAATTCTCCTTAAATTAGGCGTTCACATTCCAAATCGCACGGACAAGGCCCGCCGGCTTGAGAATTTTACGGCCATAGAGGTGCATACCGCGAACAATATCGCCGAACGAATACGGATCACGATAGTGCTCGGTCTTTTCGAGCTGCTGAGCCGAAGCAACAGCGCTCTGGTGACCAGCAACAATCACACCGAAGTTCGAAGCGTCACCATTAGCATCAATGGTACCAGCACCCGTACCGAGAGACGGCAGGTTGTTGGACTCGTAGACTTCGAACCCACGAATTTTCTGAGCGACAAGCTTACCATTGGTGAGCTGACCACCAGCATTCTGGTTGGCGTTGTAGTCGTTGTTAACCAGCTTGGAGTTTTCATCCATGAGCTTCTCAACGAAGATCGGGTCAACCACAACAAAGCGGCCATCCTTCGGCACGTTCTGAACGTCAAGGAGACGGTTAAAGCGGTTCAGGACCTGAAGCGGAGTCGCGTCATAGGTACCCGAAACACCAACCACGATGGAGTCCGTAGACGCACCACCCGAGACGAAAGCATTACGAGCCAGCTTGTGGATACCAAGCAGTTCATCAGCGTCAGCCGAAGCTTCCGACTTAGAACCAACTGCAGTCGTACGAGCAGCCCAGACACCAGTCTGTTCATTGTACTCGTAGCCACTCATGTAGCCAAGCATATCACGGTCATAGACCATCGACATGTCATAAGCAGCACGGTTCGACGCGAGGTCCATCCAGTTAACATGCGACTGCTGCTTCTCGATGTCGTCAATTCTAAAGATAAATGAATTGGCACGATCAACGATCAGATAGAAGTCACTGTCGTTCAGGTCCTGCGGCGTGAGCTGCGTACCGCGAGCATACGCGGAGATAGTGATTTCAGGCTCCTTGATGATCTTAACAGAGTCACCAAAGTTCTTGATTTCACCAAAATAGTCAGAGTTCGTAATCGCTTCCGAAACGGCGGTACGACGGAACTGCTTCTGAACCATCTTGGAGTAGATAGTCGGCGAAAATACGCCATTGGGCAGGTTACTATAACCTGAGGCAGACTGAAAAGCCATTATATATGTCCTTTTGTAATGTTGATAATATAAGTTAAACCAACGTCACATCTGGAGAGGCTATGTATTGTTGAGTGTCCTTACTAAATGATCAGTCGTTCAGGGGTCAACTCAATAGGTAGTCTTTAATGTTTAGTAGTTCTTATGAATTTAGAATACTAGATCACCGAAGGTGGCCCGCAATTGATCTTAGCGAGCGGCTCCGCTCTGATCGTAAGTAATTCTTCCTTCACGTCTTGCGTCTTCGATCTCTTCGTAGTACTTATCGAAAGTAAAACGATCCATAGCGTCGATTTCACTCTCAGTGAAGACACGCTTACCACCACCAGTAGGTGACGGAGAGGCCGAAGATGTTCTAGAAACCGAAAGAGCAGCCTCACGGGGTGCTTTACTCGGTTTGCTTGCCGATTTATCGGCTTTAAAGATGTTGATTGCCTGAATAGCGGCTTCAGCATCGGTTTTATTCTCATAGAGAGCATCGTAAAGGGCTTGACCGATACGTGGACCTCTCTTAACGGGCTGTTCTTCAACCCATTCCTTGAAATCGTCCTGATTAACGAGCGTTAAGAAGTCAGGATGTGCCTTAATGATGGCAGCCATCGCTCTTTCGTAAGCAATTGCTTCTCTTTCGGCTTCCAATTCCATTTTAACTGTCTTAACTTCGTCAGAAACGGACGAAACTTGTCTTTCTGCTCTCTCATCAATGAGATTACCGAGGACACGTGCTAGGTCGGGATAGTCTTTAACCCACTGTTCAACTTCTTCTCTATTAGCAGGCATAGCGTGAGACTTTTCTTTCTCACCTAACTGCTTAGTAAGTTCGTTGATCTTCGAGTTTAGGTCATTAATCTGCTTCTGAGTATAACTCCTAAGGTCAGAATGACGCTTTTTCCAGACTTCCTCGTCCTGAGTTACCGCAGGAGGATCAACCTCCGTGACTTCTTCAGTCTTGGGGCCGAACTGCTTACGATAAGCAGCCTCTTCTGCGGCTAACTCTTCGTCTAAAAGACGATCACGTTCATCATTACGGTATTTTGTCATAAAAATTTCCTTTGCTGGGGGCCGTATATACAGGGTAGCCCATAAAATTAGTTAGTTTTAGTCTTCCATTTACCTGGAGTGACTAGATTGTCGTGCGTTCCATTATCAGTAGGACCACTAGGACGAGGTGTGGGAGTGGGAACATCATCACCACGTCTAGCAATGTCTTTAGATACGCGAACTTGGTCATTCCACTGTTTTGCTTTAGGGTTTTTGCTAGAAAATGGTTGGTTAGAACCAGGCCCATTACCAAACATCCCACCCATAACGACTTCTCCTTCTTTAGGAGTAAAGTCTTCCAGTGTCTTGTCTTCAATATTGGTAGACTGCCTACCACCTTTCCACTTCATTACAGACCTCCTGTAGAGCCTTTAGAGGCGCCTGATGCGTAACCACCTGCAGGACTCGAAGAGCCTGACCGAGAGTTACTGCTAGAGCCGCCACCATTCGAACCAGAACTGCTAGAACCACTGCTACTAGAGCCAGAAGAACTAGACGAACTAGAACCTTGTGAGCCAGAAGCACCACCAGCGCCACTAGAACCACCAGGGTTACCTAGTGAACCAGCAGCTGCGCCTGAACTTGCCCCACTGTAGCCAAGCCCTGCACCACCATAACCGGGAGTGTTAGATTTACTTGGATCGTGGACACCTAAGCCTGTAGTAGCAGATGAAGACCCAAGAGAGCTCTTCATTCCACCAGGAGTATTCATACCAGAGAAACCAGGATTAGACACGGTGTCATCTGTTTTCTTACCCGGTGAGAACTGAGTCCCTGCCATAGTACCAAACGCCTTTTGAGCAGCTTGGGTAGCAGCGTCAGGAGAGTACCCAGGAAGTGTTCCGAAAGTATGTTGACCTAACTGAGTGGCATCAGCCATCTGTCCAGACCAACTCGGAGGATTAGCCATTGCGGTAGCATGGTAATTAGTAGCACCATACTGTGTACCAGGGATACCACCATTGTAGAACTGTCCTACAGCCTTAGAAACTGCAGGGTTATTAGCGTAGTTCTGGTTAGTAACCTTAGCATTACTGGCAAAATTAGCGTTATACTGAGAAGGAGCGATAGTTTTAGCAACACCAGCGAACTTAGTAGTTGCAGCCCTGTTTTCAATTGTAGCAGCGATACTACCAACTTCTGCTAAAGCGTTAGCTCTTGCAGCAGGATCATCACTGGACAAAGCTCTAAGAGACTTTTGACCGAGTTCACCAGCAATCGTTCTTGAGATTGCAGCTCTTTCTTCTGGAGTTCTATTAGTGAAACCCATAGCAGCCAAAGCTGCGGGAGAATTTCCAAGATTAACACTAGCAGTAGGAGATACCGCATTAGGAGTAGCTAGACTACTCATGTCTTGTTTCATCTTACCAAAAGCATTAGTCTCTTGCGCTGGGGCGGCAGTCATCCCTAATCTATCATTTAAACTAGAACGTTCATCCTGCGAAGTAAAATTACCAGCGTTAGGAGCATTAGCAACAGAACCAGTATTGGTTTTAGCATCTTCTCCAAGACTAGAACTAGGGGTTACACCTTGGTAAGCTTGTCCAGCATAGTTTCTATCCTGTTCAGGAGCAGTAGGTGCGGGACGAGCAGTAGGAGTGGGAACAGAACTCTGTCTAACACTAAGGTCTTGTTCAGGACTTAAACTAGGAAGTCCAGTTTGAGGATCAATAGGTTGTTGACTGATTTGCTTAGCAGTCATCCCAGAAATTCTGGACTCAATGTGAGCAGGGTCCCAAGACTTATCTAAGGTATTCATTCCCAATTCTTGAGCAATTGCTCTAGACTTATCGAGAGTCTCTTGGTCAGTAATCTGATCTTTTGCATTGATTGCAGTAGGAGAAACGTCAACAGCTAAACCAATATTGTGATAACCAAGTTTGGTTTTAGAAAAACCAGCGGCTTGGATAGCGGCCTGTTGTTCAGGAGTACGAACTGCGTGAGTCACGTCAACTGAGAGTTTATCAGCAATACCAGCATCAATTGCCTTCTGTTGATAAGACTTCATTTGGGCTGCTTGGGCAGACTGAAGACCCATCTTATCAAAATCAACAGACATAAGACCAACACGTCCAAGATGATCTGGTTTAGAACCATCAACGATAGCCCCTGCCGGAACTGATCTCGCAGTATTCACAGCTGCTTTCGCAGGATTACTCGCCATAGCGCCAGCAAAACCTACTGAACCAGCACCTACACCTAAAGGATTAGCCTGAGAAGGACCAACTGCTTTATCAGGGAGTCCAATAGATGCTTCTTTAGAAGGAGCAACTGTTTTGGATATAGTCTCAGGCATTTTAGAAGCAACTTCAGGAGTTACTTTATTTGTAGTAGTCAGATCAGTTAAAGCTTTCGAAAGCCAACCTTTCTGAAGACCAGTAACTTTAGATGCAGGAGACTCCTTTGGATTAACAGCAGCTTCTACTTTTGCTTCCGGTGTCTTCTTTTCAATACCAAGCGCTCTTCTAGCAAATCCCTTGTCGAGACCAGTGATCTTAGACATAAGAGACTGTTGCTTTGCTTCCTCTGGGGGAGCAGTTACTTCATCCTTAGGTGTTTCAGTAACCTTCCTACCAAGAATAGCAGCACGAGTCTTTGCTTCATTGTAAGTTAAATTAGTTTTCTTGTCGGGAGACATAGCCTCAAAACCGACAGAGTATTTGTTATCACCAATATTCACATTGGCAATCTGACCCTTATTGTCTTTAAAGGCCCCTTTGACCATCGACTTGCCAGACAATGCAGAAAGACCTAAACCTTTTCGTGCATTATTGACAGCATCCATGTTATTTACGTTGTACGCCTTTGAAAGCATACTTCCGACAGCACCAACACCAGGATTAACTAATCCAGCGATAGTGGCTGCAGGACCAAGGAAGCCGGGTTTATGTTGATAACCAAAGTTGTTACTAGCTGTACCCTTAGGACCACCACCGGCTACAACGGACTTACCGCTACCCGAATTAGCTTTCATATTAGGAAGAGCCTTAGCTACTTCACCGGGGTCAATCTTGTCGTCCTTGTTAGTATCGTCAGACTTCTTAGGAGTCCAGTATTGATTACCATCATAGATGGTGTAGTCTTTAAGGTTTTTAACTTCTTGGCCAGTATTTAGATCAAGGTAAATAGTCTTTGCGTTTCCCTCTGCGTCTCTAGTGACATGAGGAATAGCAAGTGGACCTTTTGGCATATCTTGAGGAGAGGGCTGATAGTATTCGTCATCAGCGTATTGACTATCAGCCATTCTTTTGATCCTTTACAGCTACAGCGTGATCTCTAATTTTTTCTAAAGTCTTTAAAGCTCTCGCTTCACCTTGGAGTTTACGCCATTCGTCAGCATCACTCGTAACGTCCATCAAATTGTGGACAGACACTAATCGATCAGCAACATACTCTTTCAAGACTTCCATAGTACCGAAGTCAAAATGCTTTATAATCTTTTCGGAGAGTCTTTTATCCATTTGGTTCCTCTAAGTCACTAGGGGCTTTTACACCCCTAGGACCTTAGTTAATTAAACAACCGGCTCTTCAACAGGAGCAGGCGGAGTAGTCAGCTCGTCAACCTTATCGTTACCAGCCTTCATTTTAACCGCAAGGGCATCAATGGCAGCCTGGTTAGCTGCATCGTCTGCACCAGCATTATTCAATGCCTCTGCAAGCTTATCGACAGCAGCAACGAAACGATCAACCTCAGCAGCGAGGGCAGAAGTGTCAAGAACCATAATGATAATTCTCCTACAACGACGTTTACGTTTTCTAAACATTAGTCCTCCTTATTGAGCGCCACCTTGAGCGGGTGGCTGGGAGGGGTTCGACGTAGGCGGTGGAGAGTTGGCACCGCCACCACCCCCAGAGAACCCTTGTTCACCGGGGACAGGGGAACCACCTTGACCGGTGGCATTTCCAGGAGCTTTAGCCTGTGAACCTTGCTGTTTATTAGGGTCAATGCCCTGAGCAATCATCATCTGCTTCATGATCTCAGCCTGAAGACCAGCTTCACGAGGATCATTAACTGACTTGTCTGCTTCAAGATCAAGAGACTCTGCAAGTTCACGCAGGAGATAGTCACGCTTAACCCACGGATTATCGATAGGATTATTAGTAAGTTGAAGAAACTGAAGAACTTTCTGGGAACGAACTTCATTTCTCATGAGAGAAGTAGTACCGAGAGCAACAACGTGAAGGTCCCCGATAAATTCTTTATCGAACTCGAATTGCATATTAAAGGCAAAAAGGTCTCTTGCGAGGGGAACTAATAGGTAGTCATCGATATTACGGACTACTGCTTTAATATTCTGAGCTGCAGCACCCATAAGCATCTGCATACCTGAAGCGGTACGACCAATACCTTGAATACCACCTTGCCCGTGAGAGTAACTAGGAATACCAGTAGCTTCATCTGCAAGCTGTCGAGCTTTATCAAAAAGCATAGAGAGTTCTTGAGAAACAGACTTAATATCAACCGAATGGATCGACTGACCTAACTGACCCTGAGTTCTGAAGACCTTACCTGGGTAGATTTTGTAATCTTGACCGGGTACTAAGTTGTCTTCATTAATCTCAAGAATAACATTTCCAGAGAGCACACCGTTGTCAACAGCCATACGCATAAAGCCATTCATGAGCAACTGAGTATCTTCCATATTCTCTGCGACACCAACGCCGAAGAACGAATAAGGGTTTAGCTCGTAAGGGCAACTATGATAAGGAATGCGAGCGGGAGTAAAAGGATTAAACACAACTCGAAGAACGTTACCATTACAAACCCAAATATTGACTTGTACTTGGTCACGATCCTTGTAGTCCTTAGGGATGTCAAGGTCTGTGATCTCCTCGAAGGACTTATCAACGTTACCCCAATATTCGAGAACTTCAAATCGTTCTGTACCTTGGCGTAACACATAATCCTTGATAGTATTCTCCCAGTACTCTTCCTGATAATTGAAGCCATCTGTGATGGCCTGTTCAATTGCTTCAGCTCTGAAGTACGGACGTTTCTTTAGTTCTCTAAGTTGAGTACGAGTCATTCTGTGACGCTGAATGAAGTATTCGCAATCAGCCATGCTCGTAGCATCTGGGTCAGGGTATGAGTCCCAAATGGAAACGAATTCCATATCTGGGATCATCTTAATCAACGGAGTATAAGTACCGTCGTCTGACCACTTGGGGTATTCTTTGTCTTTAGCAAGTGGACCCTTAAAGATACCAGTACCAAACAAGCACATTTCAAACGCAGTACTACGTAAGCTTTTATCTGCGTTAGCTTCTGCAAGTTGGTCTTGCATTTTCTGGTCCATCTTCCTTGCAGCTTCAATCGCAGGGGACCATGTAAACGAAGTAGGTGTTAAACCAGGACCATCTTTTAATTTGTCCTGTACTGGTTCAAGCTTCTTCTGAAATAAACCAAGTTGTGCCTTTAACTCAGGCCGGGCTATCGTGCTACCCGTAGCAGGACTTGGGCCGCCTTGTCCTCCACCAGGAGGTGCGTTGGGATCAGGCTCTTTGGGATCAAGATGAACATCTTTGGCAATACCCTCGGGGTCTTTAGAAGACTCAACACCGATAGGAAACTTAGAGCCAGAGTAGAGAATATCTACGACCTGAGCAAATGCAGCGAGTACCTTAGTCTTGGTAATCTTAATGAATGCCTGAGACTTCTCAGTATCCGTGAATGCAACTTCTGGTCCGTAGATACCTCTGAAGTTTCTGTAGGCTGACAACCAACGCTGTTCATCAGTTAGTCTTTTGGATTTCGATCTAGAGTAGCGTTCCTTTACAAACGATATTAAGCTTTGATACTTAAGGGCATCGTCTTCGGCTTTACTATCCTTGAGGGCTAGAATTTCATCGGAGGTTGCAGTGATCTCAGTAGATGTGCCAACCGACATAAACCCATCACCCTTTTCAGGTGACCAGAACTTACTAGATGTCGTAGTCTTAGTTGTTTCCATTAACAGTTTCCTTAGTAACCAAAGGCCGAATGAGCTGGACGCCACGATGAGCTATCATGTTTAATTGAAAGACCATCATATCCACCCTTAGGTCTGGACTGAATGCCATAACGAATGGAGTCATAAGCGTGGTCAGTAGCGTATTTGGGGTCAATGTCATCGGAGTCCTTATCGGATGGTATGATTGGGAGGTCGGCGATGATCTGACGACACGTGTTGAAAAATACGATACCCGGTAAACCATTAAATGGGTCTACGCGAAGGAGTTCATGGAGTCTATTCTTAGAAGCAATACGCGACCCTTGAGAACGATCAGATGGACGCCATCTACAACCAGCCCTAATCATTTCTTCTGCAATACTCGGGCCGGTCTGTCCTCTTACGGACCAAACTGAGCTATCGAGTACGCCATACATAATCGTCTCGTGTTTCTCTAAGTCGAGAACCATTTTAGCTAACTCTTTACCAGTCTTCTGGTTAACGTAGAGTTCTCTATAAACGATTAGCTGATTAGTGGTGGGGTGGATAGCAAACCAATGGACTGCGGAGGCTTGTCTTGTGCTGTAACCAAAGTCACAGCTTCTGAATCTCTTCCAGTTGGTAGGTATCTCAAAGGGTTCCACGACGTGGATTTTGGCTCTAAACTCTGAGAAAGCAGCCCCATCGGCCACATCCCAGTCGCCATCTAGCAACTGTCTTTGTAAGTCTTCCCTAAGAGAGAGAAGATTAGATTTGTATTCTCCACCTTTGGCAAGATGTGGGTTGTCTGAAAGCTTGGCAGGAATAAATCTCCTTTGGAATAGAGGCTTGCCCCAACGCTCCCTAGGAAAGTCTTCATCATCTTCTGGAACCAATAAGACTTCATTAGTCTCTAGGTTACGAGCATCGAATGCTTTACCATAAGGCGCGGGATCAATAAACATCTTCTTTACCCAACCATGACCTGGGCCACCGGGGTTAGAAGTGGCTCTCATGTATAAAGGTAAAGTACCTGAAGCATCACGGAGACGAGAACGCATGTAATCCCAAGCGTGAGGGGTAGGATACTGTGTTAGTTCATCGAAACCAATATAAGTAAAAGCCTGACCTTGGTAACGAAGAACATCTTCTTCTCTTTCGAGATAAGTCATCCATAGTCTAGCCCCAGAGGGAAAGCGCCACTCTTTATCTTTCTCGCGCCATTCAGCCTTGGGCCAGATTTGCTTATAGAGTTCTTGTGACTTCCAAATAAGCTCACGCAGTTCATCATTCGTACGACGAAGGATCAACCCCCTAAAATGCTTGTTATCAAAATAACGCATAGGGTCAGCAATAAGAGCATAAGACTTACCACCACCTGCCGCGCCTCCGTAGAGTACTTCTCTTTCAGAAGCTTGGAAGAAAGCAGTCTGTGGACCAGGGTTAGGTTTAAATACAACCTCAACTTCTTGGTCAATCTCTTTAAACTCTTCTGCACCATAGTCGATCTCTAGTAATAACGAAGTATCAGACTTAACATCTTTATCGTTACCACGAATGATATCGATTTCTTCTTGGTGCTTAGCAATGCGTTTCTTAGTATTAGTTAATCGCTTCTTCTCTTGAGCGATCTTGTGTTTACGTCTCTTCTCAAGCAACTCTGCGTGAGTGAGTTTACGTACTGTCTTTGGTTTAACTTGTTTGCGTACAAAGTCAGGTCTATAGTAACGCCTGATCTTTGATAGTCCTTGGTGAGATATTTCTACACCGTCTGGGGTAGCTGCATTCAACCACTCCACAACTACCCGGAGTGAGATACCTGCGTCTAACTGATCTAAGGCTGACTCTAGGAGTGGGATCACAACCGGATCAGGGACGAGGAGATCAGGATCACCTACTTTCTTACAATATCCGTACGGGATGCGCGTGAGTCTAGGACGTTCAGGATACTTCTGCAGTAACTCATCGTCTAGCCTCGTTGTCTCATCAACCATAAACTATTCCTCTTCAGTAGTGTCCTTCGTGGCTTCAGCATCTTTAATCTCCTTTGCTGGCATGATGAACAACCCACCATGGGGTACCTTAACCTCAATACTGTCGCTTTTAGATTGTACGCCAGTACGGTTTAAGATATCTTGAATGACTTTAATCTTGGTGACTGCGCCAGCCTGATTAGGGTCATCCAGTAATTCTACTAGAGAGATAGCCGCCTTAGTGGCCATAATGGAGAGCTTATCGTGCGCTAACTCTGCGAGTTCTTGCTTCAACGATCTTGTGATTTCTGAGACCTTAACACTGTCTGCATAACCAGCGAGCTTCTTAGCAAGAGTAGGGTCGCCCTTAGCTTCCCCAAAAAGAGCATCAAGAAACGCCTGTTGATTAACAGTTAAAGTACGCTCTTTCTTCATGATTTGTTAAACCTCTATTCAAAACTATATTGTTTCTTAAGGTGAAAGTTTACACCTCGTTTTTACCCAAATTATGCCAATGGCGTATACGATATGGGTACCCCCCGGCCTGGCACCTGTGGCTCACCAGGGGTAATATACTTTCTCCACAGGTGAATATAACTGGGCGTTATACTTATCACAACCAATATATAATTCTATCGTTACTTACTCTATTAGAGTATAAACTACACGTATAAATATAGTCTACTTGATATACTCCAGGAGTTATTAGGAGCGCGGCCAGGTGTTCTCTTGAAGAGAAATGAGCTAGAATAAACTAGAGGAGAATGGGAGCTCTAAGCGCCTACACTTAGGGACTACTTTAGTTTGTCTACTTATGGTCAGTTCATCCACTAGACAATGCTACATGTTATTACTGTATTACTCCTAGAGTTATAACTACATAAGTTACTCTTTAGTATTCCCATAAGGTTCTAGCTTAAGGTTGTTTAGTTCTCTTTAGTCTTGATTGTTCTTACTAGTTTGTACTTATCGATGTGTACACTTGATAAGAACAATATCTGAAGAACAAATCCATAGTATGAAACATGATCTTCGAATAGCTCATAGTTTTCTTTAGTCTATACATTAATTATACTACAATTGTAATTGTTTGTCAAGAGAATAATGCATTTTGTACGAAATTAATCAGTTCTTACGTGTATATATTGGTTATTTAGTAGGTTATGCGCGCCGTCTCACGGCTTGTACTCTTATGGTTATTTCTTATCTTGACTGGTTTAATCATGTTATCATACTGGTTGTACGATTTAGGGGCTGGAGCGCTCGAAGAGCGTGACGAGCGAGTGAAACGAGCGGCTTGACATGCCTTATTGTTGCCACATTTGTATGGTCTACTTTTGTTCTACTATGGCTCACCTGTGCTTTCCAGGGACATCAGCCCGCTCTTTGACAACTGAATAAGACCACTCACAGCGAAGCGCCCTAGAGCGTCTTTCGTTGTGTTTGGCATGATCTATCCCAAGGGTTAGTCAAACCGCTTGTGTGAGCTTCTGTGACCTAATCAGGAGCTATCCAAATGCAATCAACTCATATCGCAGTCGCGTATCTGAATAAGACCAAACAAGGCTATGTGCTTACTATCTGCCCTAAGCCTTGCAATGGTGATGAATTCAACAACGCTCAAAAGATTGCTGTATCTGGAAAGAAAGAGGCAAACCAAATCTGCAAAGATAGCGGTTTCAAGCCTTATAACTTCTAATCAACACAAAAGTAGCTAACCATGTCTAAGCCAATCAAGCTTTCTATCGAAGAAATCGCTCGCCGTTTGTACAAGAAAGGATGGGCAGACCTTAAGGAACACAAGCAAGCCTTAGACGCTTTAGAACGTTTGTCTTATCAAGAGACACTAGAGCTAGAACGTATCGCAGCAACTCGTTACGACAATAAATAATCAATCGCTCATTCAAGCGGTTTTATTAACTCTTGGGATTTCCTACTGGCTAGTTAAACCGCTTGTATGGGCTCTCTAGATCGCTCTAGAGGCATTCAAACAAGAGGGACTAGCAATGTACCAATACCTTGAACTGCTAATCTTCTGCTTTCCAGTTCCAATGGTAGCAGTTGTGTTTCTTGCATTCATGTTCTTTGCTCCAAAGGAGGATTGAACAATGGATAAGCAAATCCAAACGGCAATCAAAGCAATCGTGAAAGAAATAGCGTCTAAGGCGGCAAAGGAAGCTGCATTAGCGGCTTTGAGAGGTGAAATCTAATGCAACTGAATAACATCCAAGGGATTATCTTAGGGATAATCATATCAGCCCTAATCTACTGGCTGATAATCAGTTTAATCTGAAATCCAACGCTCATGCGAGCGGTTTTATTAGCTAGTAGGAACACACAAGAGTTTAGTTAAGTCGCTTGCTACAACGCAAGAGGGAAAACTAATGCCACGTAAGAACAAATATGGTGATGTCTGCAATATTCCTAATGTGAATTTGCAGATTGAACTAATAACACTGCCTGAAGAAACTAAAGGTTATGTAAAAGGACATGCAATCAACATGGTTAGATACATAATCAAGTTGAAAACCAAGGAAGTAATCTTGCATGATCTAAACTTTGATAGTCCAGAACGTGCTAGAGCATGGTTTGAGACTGTAAAGGAGGCATTTGTAAGATAATGGTTTTCGTCAATAAAGCTATCTTCAAGAGTATCAAGATACGTAAGCTACCTAAAAAGGAAGGTGATATAGAGCAATCACTTTTCTATATGTCACAGCATGACAATCCACATAAGCAAATGCCAGTATTTGCCAATGTAGAAAACCTTATCAATGCTTTAACTGACAATCAAACTAGGTGCATTGAGTATGTAATGGATGACAGTCTATTTGTCATTGAACTAACACAACCGATTTAGTTGCTGATAAGCGACTAATGATTTAATCTAGAAACCAGAATAGCAGGCGGCTTTGTTAAACTCTTGTGAATGACAGGCATTCACTCTCAAAAACAGAGTGTTTTCTTGTGAAACGTCAAAATGGAAGGAAAGACTATGCGTAACGATATGGTGAAATACATTCGTAATTCATGGTTAGCTGGAAATCAAACTAGTGATGTTGCTACGGAAATCTTCCGTAATGCCTCGCGTTATGGTGGCATTCTAGAAGAAAGGGCAGTTTGGAACATCATTAACTTTGAATACTTCCAACTTAACCAAAGTTACTTTTGTAGACTAGCAAACGACGCGTTGTATCAACAAACGAGAAAGCAAGCAGGCAAATGAGAAACAATCTAGCTTTCAATCAATACCATTTCTTGCTTGTGCGAACTGGTAGGATTTGGTGTTTTGATTGTGGGTCATGGGATAAAGACACGGTTAGAGCGGCTCAAATCGCTGATAAGCGTGATAATCCTAAATCACAGTCAATAATGTGTACTAGTCCTAGTGACGATGACACGGTTATACAGCGAATAATCAAGGCTTATAACAGATAACACTTAAAGATAGCTCCAAGGGACCTAAAAAGCTCTTGGAGCTATTTGCGTTATTCTTTTTAGGAAAATATTCCTATCCATTGACGTTTAGTGATAGCTCTTAAATCGCCTTTGTAGGGGTCCTACAGTTGCGTTCTCAAAAGTGAGTGTGTGATACCCTATCAATGGGAGAAACGACTGTAGCGCGCTCTACGGGCTGAATAGACCCTATCTAACCCCATTGCCTAGCTCCAATCTCCCCTGGAATACGTTCTCTATTTGTTCTACTCAATATATGAGACACACAAGGATCACGGATTGTTACATAGTGAAACACTAAGTGACTTTCCAGGCGGAACAATCTGTGAGCATATGTCCGGAATGGGCTTTTTGCCTTGTCTGCGGCCGATCCGCCGCGCTTCGTGCCTGTAGGTGCCAAGCCATAGGGTTTCCCGCAACCGCCTTTCGAGGTGACAAGGTACCGCATTTGCGGGGTAGGGTCCGGCGCTAGTGGCGTCAAACCTATTCTCCAAACGGGAAACCGTTTTTGGAGTACACTCTAGGTATGTCCAAAATCCTAGAGCAAGGTTTGCATCGATTGCTTAATGCGCAACACGGTCCAATGTGTGTTGTTTGACAATCGAATAAGTTATGGAACGCGATGGGCGCAAGGCTTATGCTTTGTCTCTTTGCGTCTTTTTCGTTTCATGACAAAGCTAAACCAAAATGGAAGGAATAACAGTTATGGCTAAGGTCTCAATTGCTACAACCCGTGCGGCCAATGTCGACAAGGGTAAGCAGGAAACCGAAGAGCAACGCGTGAAGCGTCTTGTCGGCCTTGCCGTCAAAGCGTCACACGAAAGCTTCAATACAATCGCCGATGGCGCCGCTGCGGCTGTTTGGTTCGCCATACAGCACGGACGCTGCGTTTACATGAACATGCTGTTTTCGGAAATGCATCCGAAGGACAGTTTGGCCTTTCGCGCCTATTACGTCAACAACGTGATGGATGCGTATGGCATCGGCGGCCAGCGTGATCCCGAAGATGAAACCAAGTGGAAAGTCCGCCCGGTTCCTTTCTTCAAGTTCACGGCCAAGCCTATGAAGGACGGCAAGAACACCGGCGAGTTTTTCACCATTAACAAGTCGGACAAGCCGGAAATTGCGCAAGCGATCAAGGACGGGCTTAAGAATGCTCGTTCCAAGACCGAAGGCGAGTTTCGTGAGATTGCTTGGGTTACGCCTCAACAGGCGGCAACCGACAACGTTCTCACGCCGGCAAAGGCACTTTCTGGCCTTATCTCGGCCTTCAAGCGCATTGCGAAAGACTTGCCTCATTCCGGCATGGGTCGCGTCGAACTTCTGCGTATGGTCAATTCCAGCCCGCTTGACGCAAAGAGCCGGAAGGAAATCGATGATTTGGCAACGGCAAGTGAAGCCGCTGGCAAGTCTATTCCGAAGGAAGAAATCTCGGAAGAAACCGATACGGCTGTCGGTCAGACCGGCGGCAATAAGCCTGCAACGGAAAGCGAAAATCGCGTTTCGGCTTAACGGCAACGTGAACTAAAGAAACCCCACGTTTCAAGGCTTCATTGTCTTGGCGTGGGGTTTTTTGCGTTTAAATACCTTTGAAAACTTGGGACTGGAAAAACCAATGACAAAGATTTCAAGAGACTGGAAAGACGTTACCCATCAAAGGTCATTTAGTGGCCAAATGAGAGGGCACCTGGAATTAAACGTGAAGGAAGTCCCTATAAAGGAACAAATTCACAAGCTTGCCCGAAAGATGAAACAAGTGGAAGCACAAATAAAACACTTGATCCATCGTGGGATTAGGGAACCTGTACAGCGTGCGGAAATAGAGCGTTCTATATTGAACAAAAATAAGCTTTATTTCATCATGCAAAAACGGATGAATAAACTCCAAGGTTTGGACGATGCAGTTGTAAAGCGTAAACAAACTTTGAAGGAAGAAATGGCAATGCACATCAAGAACGTTGAAGATAAACGAGCAAAGATCAAACCTAAACCCGTTACAATCGCAACTGGTAATGATGGTTTTCATCCTGAACCAGACGACTTTAAGTATAGGTCGTTTGCAAAAGATGGAACGGTAAAGAAGTACATGCCTTTTACTCAAACGGGAGCACCACCTAAAGAAAAAATAACTGTTAAAAACCCGAATGAAAAAAAGGGTACAGTATTTCTTCCATTTAAGTCTAACAAAGACTAGCCAATTCGTCCAAGAGACGTGCCTCTAGGCAGTTGAAAACCCCACTAGGTTCGTCCGGTGGGGTTTTTTGTTGTCTAGTGTTAACTAGTCACATTTCAGAATGGTACCTAATACGGCCAAGGAAGGTGGCAGAGTGAACCAAGTAATTCCAATGGAATGAAAAAAGGAACACAATGCTAAGTGTGATTTGGGCAAGTGGCGGGTTGACCTTCCATTCTCCTGCCGCATGTTTCACTAGGCAACACCTATTTGGTAAATATTTGGTTCGCCCATGTTTGTTTATAGAAGTGGTCATGGACATGGGTATTTTGTAGGAGAACGATCGCCGTGGATTATACAACTAGAATGCTGTGTAGTTGAGCGCTAGGTCTAGGCGCTAGAACATAAAATTAAGACCAAAAAAGCATCGGCACAGATAGAGATACCACCTGGAAATGTGGTTAAACTGTCCACTTGAAAAAACCTGATAGAGATAAATTGAGCCCTTGGGTAGGGCAACAACTCACCCGGAGCGTGTCCGAATAGAACCTAGGTAAACAGAGAAGCCTTTGCCCGTCCGCACAAACAGTTGACCTGTAGCAGTTAGCCGGTAGGGCCAGCAAGAAATTCTCTAAAACAGACCTGAGCATGTCTTTAAAAGGCTCAACGAAATTCGGAATAAACAGGTTCGTGGTCGATTGACTAGGTAATCATGTGCGTGTTCCCTAACTCGCGCACTGTCTATCCCCCTCCTAGTTTACCACGAATACGCCCCTAGTGATACCTTGGCACGTTTCCAGTCCCTCCGTCGCCCAGGGTGTTCACTAGGGGCTATTTTTGTGTCTAAATGTAGGATGTGAACTCTAACAGAGGGAGTTTGCTATGCGAGTGGCAATGTTACAATAATGTTGTAACCTCTTGAAATCACTCTAACGCAAAAAAGAACTACATAACAGGGGTTGAAACGAGGCTTGGTGATGTTCAAATTGGTTTTATTCTTGTGGATCACTAATGGTGTATCCATGACTGATCTTGGTTGGTTCAAAGACTTCGACACCTGTCAGTATGCAGGTACTCAAGCTCAGTTGAACAGCACAATACAAGATAACCGCGTTGCCGTGGGTTACACATGCGTGCCAGACCATAACTGGCAAGACAAGTAAAAACAAACAAGGGGCTGACTATGAAAACAGTACAGGGACGACCGCCCGTAACTGCGGGTGATGTGGATGATATCTCACTCTTGGGTACTCTCGCAGAAGTCGCTGAGAACGAAGAAGAGTGGGAGGTCGCAGCTTTCTACTATCGCCAGATAGCAAAAGAGAAAGCCGAGCAGGGGGACTTCAAGGGTTCCCGAGCTGCACTAAACCAGGCGAAAATATGTGATGATCGCTACATGGCTTTTGCCAACGTAGTTGAGCACGTAGACTTTACACCCACCATCTATCGTTTTGACCATTGAGGACTGGACATGTGTGTTGCAAGAACTGCCCGCCGTAGACGCAAGCAAGCCGTCAATCAATACAAACATCTTTCGCCCCTGAGGCGTCCCCACTACAACAAGGTGGATAAGGATAAATCTGCTCGTCGCGAGGCGTCAAAGGTGGCTAACCTCAAGCGCATGTCTCAGAAAAAGAGATAGCCATGTGTGGATTTGTCTTTCTACTCATCCTGATCGCGTGCATTGTTTTCGTGTTCAATCCCTTACTGGCGATCTTTATTCTCTTGGTCGCTATTGTCCTAGGGAGTGTGCCAGCTTAAATGAGAACTAAATCAAAAATTAGAGACAGCTTTGCAATTGACAGGGCTGACTATGACGATAATGGCCAGGTGCTCACAGTTCACACGACGGGTTCACATGGCCATCCTGCCGTTCTAAGGTACGCGGGTGTTCCGCGTGCTGTGTACGATGAACTACTCCAATCCGAGTCGAAGGGTGGTTACTTCAATCGGAATATAAGAAACAACTACACGTTCCTTGCGTGAAGGTTCACGCTTTCAGTTTGACTAAAATAAGGGACTTCTTGGCTAACTGAAATTTTAAAAAGCTGGATGGGTTTGCCAGCGTAAGTTAGCCCACTAAGGAACTATAAACAATCATCTTAGGTAACGAGGACTTGGATTTCCATGAAAGTGAGAATTTCTGATAGCGCCTTTGTGTCTCGCAAACGCAAAGAACCCAAGAACCGTCTCTTTCACAGGGGGGACTTCGAGCTTATTGTCGATGGTAACCCCTATGTCGTCATGACATACAAGAATACTACTCGCAAAAATGCCATTGAACGCGCTATGAGTGCGTGCCCTGGGCATACCTTTGATGTAAAGCAGTTGAAGAAGAAAGCAGAAATTTACCCCACATGATGCATTTCGTAACGCTGTTCACAGCAAATGGCGATAAGCAAACTGTGCTAGTTGATGATGCTAACTTTAAGCTACTCAACGAGCAATTTGATGCCAATTCGCTCATCCACTTCACCTCAGTAGCACTTGGTACACCACGTAGGCTACGTGTGCACAAATACAGTGCGCTGCAAGTTAAACGACTTCAATCAGAGGTCGTAGAAGGCTCAGAACAATGAATAAACTCTCATGGTTTTTATATGGTGCAGATGTACTCAACAACTTGGGTATTTTGTGTGCTGCTGTATCAATACTTGGTGGAATTGCTTTAGCTCTTACCACACTTTGTTTCTTCGCGACCGCTAATAGCTATGAAAGAGACACGCATGAAGTAGCAGCAAAAATTGTTGCTAGATGGCGCTTTTGGTGTATCTGGTTTTTCTTCTTGTTGTTAGCTGTTGTGTGTCCAAGCCCAAAAACGATGTACTTGATCGCAGCTTCTGAAAGCGCGGAAGTCATTGTTCAAAGCCAGGAAGCCAAAGATACCTTTGTGTTACTCAAAGAAACTTTACGCAAAGCTGTCGAGGACACAAAATGGTGATCATTGGCGTTGTTTTAATAGGATTATGTGTTGTAATTCTAATCGTGGTAGCTACGGTACCACTTTGGTGTAAATGGTAAAGGCCACATAGCTCAACTGGAAAGAGCAACGGCCTTCTAAGCCGTAGGTTGCACGTTCGAAGCGTGCTGTGGTCACCAAATTCTCTGCTAGTGGGAAGAAGAGTAGTTGCCCCTTCCCTTCAATGTGTGCGCTACCGGCTAGCAGAGAATGCCTATTCGAACGCTCCTGTCTTCTAAAAGGCTTTAAGGAAACAAGTTACCCGACTGGGAAAATGTAGGCGTAGCTGACCTACCAGGAGCACATTGAATGCGACATATGCACCAGCAGGTATGTCTACCCGTTTGCAAGTCACCTCTTCCAAAATTGGTGATTACTGCTGGATAGAATTCAAACCGTAGGAGGGTTAAATGGAAACCGCAATTGGTATTTGGCACTACATAGTCATGTTCTGTGTGTCGTTTGCTATTTTTGCGTTGGACGATAGTAGAACTCGTGGCCAAGCAAGGCCCTTATGGTGCCTCACGTGGGCTTTCTTTTGGCCTGTTAGTTGGATTGTTGTTTTCTTTGCTGCAATCTACGTTGCTATCGCGAGGGAATGATGTCTTCTAAAGAAAAAAAGAAGAAGCTCTTTTGCGCCATGGTGTTTACCATTGGTGCTCTTCTTGTGGGTTGTAACGATGCGGATATTGCATCAAAGAACCTGTCCACTGCGGCTGACAACTTCGAGATTGAACGTCGCATCGTATTCTACAATGGTATCACAGGTGAATACATGCTCTCTATGGAGGGATTGTGTTCTCTTGGGAACCACGACGCTGCTCGTGAAGTAACTGTCACATGCAAGACGGGACCAAACGCATACAAAAAGAACTTTCTTGGTCTGTCTGACAACGTGACTTACTTTGCTGAACAGATGGAGACTGCAGATGTGAGCACATATCACTATCGCGTGGTCTTCAAACCTCAGACAATTCTCCCTGACATTGACTTCAAGGGTGATGCGTCTGAATTGATCCAAAACCATGGGAAACAGTAACATGAAAAAGACACTTCTTACCGTAAGGATCGCTGCTCTTGCGCATGAGAGCACGTTGGTCCGCTTGGCCGAACGACACCACCTTGCAAACGCAAGGACATTAAGATGCTGGTATAGCAAGAAGCACGCCAAGGGCGTGGAGCCTCCTAAGCCTCCTGAGCCATCTGTGAAGGTGATAAAGGTTCGTGAAGCTGGGAATACTGAAAAGTTCATCAAAGAGTCGATGGACACGTTCTGGGGCCTTCAGCACAGACGAAAGAACGAAGTACGAGTGGAAGCGCGTCACCATTTGATTGCGCTCGGCTTTGAACGTGGAAGACCATACGAGACCATTGAGCGTGGTTCCTATACTGAACCCGATTGGGATCGTATCGAAGATATCATCAATGCTAACAGAGACGTTCCTCGTGTTGCAGGTGGGTTTGTTGACCAGGCAGACTATCAGCAACGCTTGGAGGAATGGCTCCAGGGTGGCAAGGAATATTACCTGAAGAAGGGTAACCTCAACGTAGAACTTTAAGAGACGACTGCACGTGAGCCTATACCTCCCAAGGCTTGCGTAACCTAAGGAGGCTGTGATGAACGTTCAAGGAATTATCGCTTGGCTAATCTTCATAGCCTCCTTTTCTTTTATTGTCTACACGACATGGGGACTACACTAATGCCCTCCAATCACAATAATTTTGGTATACAGTTTCGTATTGCTCATAATACGTACATGTGCTCCACTCTCATCATGGGTAATTTTTCTCATTTGAGTTTAGCACAGAACCAAGACTACACTAGTTTCGTTAGTGAATTAGTAAAGGCTGTTAACTGGCATCATGACCCAGAATCTAGCACTGAACACCTTGAGATAAACCAACAGAGTTCAGGTGAATACCAAGTCTTAAAGAGATTTAGGATTGATCACTTTGGTTTAATCATGGCCACTTCATTGGTTGGCGTTGATAAACTCAATGGGTTCCTTGAAACTTTCGGCTTTTTGAACGCTGGTGATACCTCTAACGCAAAGAATGGAACAAGAACGCGTCTCTATTTGATTGACGCGAAAGAATTCATGTCTCGCCTTGAAACCGAAAGGGAAAGGCTTGGGATACGAATAGAGATAGACAAACCAGGTCTGTTGTCGGACCATTAAGAAACCGGCCCACGTGGCGTAATTGGTAGGCGCGAGGGACTTAAAATCCCTTGTCGTAAGGCGTGTCGGTTCGAGTCCGACCGTGGGCACCAAATTCACTTCAAATCAAAGAGGATACCATGAGTGGCATATTTGCAACTAGTGTCATCTGTGTACTCGGCATTGGCACCATTGTAGGTGTTGGATGCTGGTTGTATGTCAAATGGTTGGAGTTATTCTCATGAAGTACGGTAGAATGGTATACATAGGAGACGATGTCTCTATTTTTAGTGTGTTTAATACACTCTCGGAGGCTCAAGATGGACACCATTCGGAAGCCCGTGGTAGAGGTGCTTATGGGCCAATTTACACCTTAACGGGAGAGATTTTTGAACCTCTAAATGTCCAAACTGTGAACTGGAAAAGAAGGGAACTGTGAAAGTTTTTGTTTATGGAACACTGAAAAGTGGGTACGGCAATAACTACATCCTATCAGAAGGTGCTCATAGAAAGATAGGTGACGCTGTTGTCGAGGGGTTTAAACTCTACCAGTATGGCTTTCCTGTAGCCAAGGAAGACGAAAACAGTAAAGCGATAGGAGAGGTGTGGGACATTGGCGACAATGATGCTACTCTCGCTCGTTTGGATCGTCTCGAAGGGGAAGGCTATATGTACCATCGAAAGGTGGTAAAAGCCTATGTCCTTGGAAACCAAGAAGAACCACTAGAAGTTTCTATGTATGTGGGAGGTAAACACTTCCCCTACACAGAAATGTCCGAATGTGGTGTAAATGAAAATGGATGCCATTTGTGGCAGGGTAGAGTGGTAAGATGACTGAAATCCTTGAAGGTAAAGAGTACACATCACTAAACTCTGCTAGTCATTGGACAGTAGCTAAAATTCACCAACAAACAGTTCTTATCTGGTGGGTAGGCTCTGATGGACACTTTCACTCAGATAGATTGCGTTTAGATGACGCAAAGACATATTGGATTGAATACAAAGAACCTATTGTTCTCAAAGCATGGATACCTATTTTAAAGTATAAAACTGCTAAAAACACAATGCCTTTCATAAGTGGCAAGTCTTACGTGAACAAAGAGCACTTTGACATGCTACATTGCTACGAAATCATTGATTGGATTGAAATTGAATACACTGTGAAAGACTAACATGGCAACGGCAGAAAAATGGATAATCGCTCGTAGCGATTGGCACGCAGTTCAGGCTCTGAAACAAATCTACAGTGGCCGACGAGCTGTTTCTTGTTTATTCAATTCGTATCATGCGGCTGTGTGTAAGCACCGTAAGATGCCAGAAATGAAGCAAGAAGAATATACTATTTTCGAAATCCCTTCGTTCGACGAAGACAAAATAAGGGCCTGTTAATCATGCGCATGTGTCTTTTTCCTCTGTTCTGTGGTGGCAGATTGTTGCTCGGAGTGTATAATACTCCCATAGTTTATGCCTACGATCAGTACGGTAATGTTATCAGAGAAAGTGTACCTGGAGAGCCCCTTCGTTTAAAAATGAAAAACAAGTATTCAGACGAGGAAGTCTACCAGGCTCATATCACGGATAGCCTTAATTCTCATCTGTCTTCTACAGAAATGTGGGGTGAAAACAGACATAAACTACGTACCCAAATACAAAAAGAAAGCTCGCAGTACATTACCTCGAACCTGAGACTTAATCAGCAACTCTTAGTGCATTGTCTCAAGTCACCTGTAAGTGCACAGTGGGTTGCTGTTGGTTCAATTGTTGCTGTTACAAACCATAATGAAACTCACGCAGTCGAAATGTTTGAGAATTCTGGTTTCAAGAAGGCGGCAGAAACATCAAAGTTTGGTACTCCCGAAGAAAGAGGTCGTTCTGACCATCAGTGTATTACGTGGATAGGAGATTTTCACAGAGACATTAGACCTATTTTACAACCTATTGCTAATGAAATATTTGGTACTGAAATTGTTAATCCCTTCGCTAGAAGGTAACTAAAGGATTTAAAGGAAAAATGGCATTATCTAGAGGTTCTATTGCTGGTTGTTGTGCATCTGCTAATTTTTATAACGTTGGCTATGCACACGGCTATCCTCGCTACAAAAGCGTTGAAGACTTTGCTTACGCAATTATTGACCACGGTTATTCACGTATAAATGTAGTGCTTTTAAACGATGAACAAGATAAGGAAGCAGAATATCTTGAGGCTATTGGCTTCAAGAAAACACCTACTACACATGACGAAAAGTATGGTGATGAACCACTTAGTTGTTATGCGGCTTCTGACCATGATCTGAACGTTGGTCTTGCTCCTTATAGAGAAAAGAGGGCAGAACAAGTCCGTAAGCAAATGGAAGCTCGTAAGGCTGCTGCGAAGGCCAAGGAAGAGGAGAGACTTAAGCGACTTAAAGTACTCGAAGAAGCTGGCCTTAAGAGGGTTACAGTTGAGTCTGTAAGGAGCTTTCTTACCCTTGGGGACGGTCGTCGAAAGGGACGTACCAAGCTTCGTGAGTGGGTTAAAGAAGAGTTCAATTTTGATCTTCCTAATCACGATCCTTACTGGCATAACGATGCTGAGATAGCAAAAGCAATTAATTATCGTATTGTTAAAAGAGCTTTAGACACTCACGATGAGACCAACGACTGAAGAATTAGAACTAGCTTACCAAAGAGCTAGAAATTTTTATTCCCAAATTGTTTTAATGCCAGCTGATCAGGATAGAACTACATACTTTTTTGAGTATCCTACAAGTATGCAGATATCTGTCGGTAGTTATACTGGAAGGATTGGATCGTCAACTGCTGCTCCATGTAGTGCTCCAGTTTTTACTCATTGGACTGATAACTATAGAAAGCCAATGGCTATCGGTTCTTGCTGCCCAATCAAAGAGTCAAATAAGGAATTCGCACAGCCTTGGTGTGACTTTTTGATGGATAAGGATTTGAGTCCCTTCAAGAGTATTTTACCAGAAGAAGGATTTGAATTCTTTAAGAATGCCAAGGGAGAACAAACAGGCTTCTTGATAACGAGTGACTTCATCGAAAAGTACAACAAGAGCATCACAAAGTGTTTGATGATTGCGATGAGGGCTTGCAGTGAGTTCCCTGCCCATATGAGACTATGGAAGGTACTGATGGAAAAGGGTCTTACTCCTGGTGATGCCCTTTTTATTGTATCCAGATTTAGTATGGATGTGGCAGGAAATATCCGAAAAGGTAATGTCGGTAACTTCAACCATTGGATTGTTTCTCAACAGAAGTTCGATGTTGAAGGTTTCAATGAAGGCAAAATGCGTATGGACGCAAGTTTCTCTATGTCTGTGTTTTGCCTTGAGGATAAAATCTATTGGGAGCCTCCTCAATACGATAAGATTGCGGAAGCTATTGGCAAGATGGGCAGGCTCAAACACTCAAATTGGTCTCAATACTACGAGTTAACCCTTGAAGATTTAATGAACGGCGCGGAAGAAATATGTCAACTACTAAGAGAAAAGTAAAAATCATCCTACCAACCCAAGCCACTCAGAAGATGTTTCTCAATCGTGGGTGGGAGTTGGTTGATGAGAACGATAAGGATACAAAAGCTGACCTTATTTGTTTTACTGGTGGAGAGGATGTAAGTCCTGAACTCTACCAGGAGGAACCCCATGAGAAAACCCACAACAATTGGAAACGTGACATCAAAGAAATGGAAATCTTTGAGAAATACCGATCCCTCCCAAAGGTGGGTATTTGTCGAGGTGGACAGTTTCTCAACGTGATGTCTGGTGGTTCTATGTGGCAACACGTTAACAACCATGGGTTAACTGGTGGTCACCAGATGCTTGACCTTCTTTTGTCAAAGAAGACTGTTTTTGTCACAAGTACACACCATCAGATGATGATCCCTTCGAAAGAAGGAACTGTTATCGCAGTCGCCCATTGTGCAACACAGTTTGAGAGCAAAAAGGCGAGCAGAAAGAGACCAAAGTACGACACGGAGGTTGTATGGTACAAGGAAACGATGTCTTTGTGTTATCAACCTCACCCTGAGTACTGGTTGTCTGAAAACAAAAACAGTGGCAATCAAGCTTATTTCTTCAACTTAATCGACTACCTAATGTTCAACTGAAAGGCATAGAATGTGTGGTCATGCAGGAATGATGGGTCCAGGGATCAACGTATCAGATATAAGTATGATGCGCGATCTCGCTTATGTTCTGGGCCTAAGGGGGATTGACGGCACTGGCGTTCTCCAAGGTTACCATAGTGGAAAGAAGCGCCGGTATCGCATCCTCAAGAATGAACACGAAGTTGGTTATTTTCTTTGGTTCAATCAGACTTCATCAAAGGAAGCTGACAACAAAATCCTGAACGATACACACGATACGTTCATGGCGCTTCACGTGAGAGCAGCAACGATGGGTGCTGTGAACGCAGAGAACGCACATCCTTTCGAAAAGACCAATATCATTGGCATGCACAATGGTACTCTAAAAGATGATCAATACAAAGACTCCACGAAAACGGACTCAGAAATGATGTTCGAAGACATGGACAAGCGTGGTATTGAAAATGTACTCCGTGGTCTCTCTTCTAAGAGTGCATACGCGATAGTTGCGTTTGAAAAGAAACACTTTGAGTTTGTGTTTACGAGAGAAATTTCTAGACCACTGTTTTACGCAATCAACAAAGAACGCAAGGTGTTTTACTGGGCTAGCGAAGCTCGTATGATCCAGTTCGCTGCTTCCCGGCATGGTGTGAAGCTCAAGGAGATCACTGCGTTCGAACCTGACTATGTGTATCGTTTTGGTCCAGACGATATTGAAACTAATAGAGAACCTGACTGGGACAAGCAACCTCTCTACGGGTTTCAAGCAAACTTAGAGGCTAGAACAGTATGGGGTCCAGCGGCAGGAGCGAAGGTTATTCCTATAGGGAACAAATCTCGTTTGGGTACTTATCCGTCAAACAGTAATGAGACCCCTCTGCGCTTGACGCAGAATACTCCAAAAGGTAGAGAAATTCTTCCTGAGATTTGCAGGAATTGTAGGAAAGAAATGGACCTTTACGACCAATACAAGGGTCACGAAGAACCTGTGAACGTGTATACTTGTGCAGAGTGTTACGAGTTACAGTATCAAAAAGAAAAGCAATTAGAGATCGATTTAACCAGTAGAAAGGCTTTGAACTAGCATGAAAGTTACTATCGGCTGTGACCCAGAAGTTTTTCTTCATGATGGAGCACAGTTCATTAGTGCCCACGGTTTGTTCCCTGGGACGAAGAAAGAACCCCACAAGGTTGATAAGGGCGCTGTCCAAGTGGACGGTATGGCCCTTGAGTTTAATATTGAGCCGGCTAATTCTGAAGAAGAGTTCAATAACAACATTGTTACTGTTCTTAACCAGATGACTGAAATGGTTCACAAGGTTGATCGAGACCTTAAGCTCCGTTTCATTCCTATCGCTAGGTTCGATCCGCTGTACTTCAGCATCTTACCAGTAGAAAGCAAAATCCTTGGCTGCGATCCTGACTACTCTGCTGAAACCGGAATGCAGAAAGCACCTCCGGGAGACCTCGAACATCGTCCATTCAGAACGACAGCGGGACACGTGCATCTTGGGTGGACTGAAGGAGCCGATCCCTTTGACCCTTCACATTTTGAAGACTGCAGACATATCGCTAAGTCCTTCCGTAATGCGACGTACTTCAAGCCGGTTACACCTGAAGAGTTCGAGCGCATCAGGTACTACGGAGGAGAAAGTTCGTTTCGCCCTAAGACCTACGGAGTTGAGCTTAGAAGCCCTTCCTCCCGCTGGGTGGAAAAGGAAGACGACCGTAGAATGATGTATCGTTCAATCATTTCGAGAATGGAGGATATTGAAGCCAATGCGCTGCACAATTCCTGATGTTGATCTTACTCAGAAACTCGATGGCACTATTTGTCGTTACAAGGGTGCGCCAGTTTACGTTCGAGTAAGGGACAGGCAAGGACAACTCGATCTGTACGATTGCAGAGCGGGTTCCAATGCGGAGGCCAAATTCCGTATTAAGTCAACTGATGAAGAGTTTGACATTTCAAGCCTTCCTCTGGGTTATATGAACCAGAAGGATAGCAAAGAAGTCGTCTACGTCTCTCGTATTCCTGCAAGGAGAACAAAGCAAGGTGTCGAAGGAAGGTCGCTCAGGATTTCGTCTGCAACGGGTAATGGAGGGGGTAGGGCGAAGTACGTCGATAACATCTTCTTCACCAAAGAGTTTGCAGACATGGTTGAAGGAATCTACCCTTCACTCGACTCCGCCATCAAGGAGTTAAGGGGTATTTACTCCAAGACTTCTGTAGTAAACCTCAAAGAGGCAGACATCATTTGTCAAAAGGCTGTCTCTAGAAACATTGCTTTGTCCATTAATGCAATGGGTAACATCAATGTGTATTTCAAGGACAGTTGGGTTGGGTGGATCGCACCTGACGAAATGCTCGTAAGAGTTCCTAACAACGCCATGGGTTGGATTGTGTCTCGTTATCTTTCCCATGAATTAGCCTGGGATATTCAGTGAAATGTCGATTTGTGATGCTTTAGAAAAGACTGGGCGAACCTTTACTAAACATAAGGGTTTGTTCGGTCTTGAGATCGAAACGGAGAGCGATGCAGAGTATCGTATCCCCGAGTTCGCCTTTTGGGATATTCACGCAGATGGTTCTCTCCGTGGGTTTGGTCGTGAGTACGTACTCCGTCAACCACTGGACTTCGATGTGATCCCTCAGGCACTTGAGGAGTTCAAGTCTAAGTTAGTTCACGCTAACTTCAAGAAAAATTCGATTACAACGAGTGTTCATGTCCATGTGAACATGCTCAATGAGAGTTTCCCTTCGTTTGGTAACTTCTTAACGACATACGCTCTCGTTGAAAATCTACTCATCAAGTATTCAGGTGAGGGACGCAATGGTAACATGTTTTGTCTTCCTATGTGTGACGCAGAAGAGACTTACAAGAACATTGTTAACATGTTGAAGAACCTTTCGACAGTGAAAGGTAAATCACAACCGAACTATCAACACATGCTCTTTGACCGTGAGTTGACTAAGTATGCTGCGTTGAACCTTCATTCGTTGTCTAACTTTGGTTCTCTTGAAGTAAGATCGTTCAGAGGAACGACTGATATCAAGGAAATTGAAGATTGGGTTGGTATTCTCCATGAGATTGTCAAGTTCTCTCGTCAGGACAAGATGTATCCAGGGGATATCATCAACAATTACAAAGACAAGGGTGTAGAGCTACTCACGGACATCTTTGGCAAGTATAGAAAGAACTTAAAGTTTGACGATGAAGCGAAACTTATCGAGAATAACTTCTGGTATGCGGCTAACATTGCGTTATCAGTTCCTGACTCAAAGGGTTGGGACAAGTTGGATGCTGTCCAAAAACCAAAGAAGGTAAAGTCTTCCGACTTGGACACAATTGCCCGACAGTTATACAATCGTCCTTTCGAAGAGCTGCGCGGTATTGAACAACTCGCCGTGCTTCGTCAAGGTGGCGATGTAGAAATTCCTCAGGCTGAGTTCGACGATGGTGATGCAGCAATTCGCCCTTGGGAAGCGGAAGAGCAGCGTATCAGAGACTTAGCTTTAAGAGCAGCTGCTCGTCCTATACCTGTTCGTCAAGCACGCGGTGACATTCTTGGTGGTGTGGTAAACCAGCCAGTTGTAAATGATCCTTGGAGAAACAATGACTAATGCCTACTTATATCTATTCATGGAATGCCCATTCTGAGGGTGCTATTGCACTCAAGGATGCAATGGGTATCACGAAAATCAAGAATGAAAACTCTCGTTTCGTTGGATCACAACGTAAGAGGGTGATCAATTGGGGTTCTTCTCAAGTTTCTCCTGAAGTTGCAAAGTGCAATATCATTAATAAGCCTGAAGTTGTCCGAATTGCTTCCAACAAGTTGGACTTCTTTAGAAAGGTGTCGGAACGCAACAATGAAATTCTTCCTCCCTGGACGACTGACCAAGCAGAAGCCATCCGGTGGTGCGCAGAAGGCAAAGTGGTGGTTGCTCGTACCGTTCTTAATGGTCATTCAGGTAACGGTATTGTTATTATGGACCGTGATCATCCTGATGGGTTTGTTCGTGCTCCACTTTATACTGAATACGTAAAGAAGACGGAAGAATATCGTATTCACGTAGTGGGTAACGAGATCATTGACCAACAGCGTAAAGTGCTCTCCAAGCAGAAGGCTGACAGTGGTGACGACATCAACTGGAAGATCAGAAACCTTGCAAATGGTTTCATCTATCAGAGGGAAAACATTCGCCCTCCAGATGAAGTCAGAGCTGCCGCCATTGAGGCCATTAGACATTCTGGTCTTGACTTCGGTGCCGTTGACATCGTTTATAACGATAAGCGCAAGGGAGTTAAGGCATTTGTGTTGGAGGTTAATACTGCACCTGGTCTTACGGGTACTACCGTTCAGAACTATGCTAGGGCTTTAGCACAATGAGATACAATGTTGGAGGAGTGGTGTCAGAGATCACTTCGTTACCTGGCTGTGACCAGATTGCTGTGTTTCACAACGTGTGGACACCAAAAGACAACAGGGGTAAAGGGTGTGGTAAAGTAGCACACGAACAGAGACTGACCACAGCTCGCAAGTTCGGTTATGATTTTGCTTTATGCACTGTCATTTCTACCAACGAAAAGGAGAAGTCTATCCTCCGGACCAATGGTTGGAAGCAGGTTGATTACTTTCGTTCATCGAAAACAGACAATATTGTTGAACTCTGGTCAAAGGCTCTCATTAGGACGGAAAAAGATACGAAAGCTGAATATAAAACGTACGATGATTGGGAAAAGTCTTTAGAGCGCAAGGAAGAAACGAAGTAATGTGCAATATCTTTATTCAACAGCCGGGTTATACTCTGCCTTACGAGAAGTTGGAGACGTGTGTGTTCAACAATTGGCATAGTTACGGCATTATCCTCAAGGCCAATGGAAAGCTTGAGGTTCGTAAGGGCTGTTCGGACTCTGACGATAAGATTTGTGATCCTCAAGAAATCTATAAGATTTTGAAGGATAACGAGGATGTTGAACGTTTTGTTCATCTTCGTCATAGAACTGAAGGAGAAATTAACGAGGCGAATACCCAGCCGTTCCCTGTGCTGTCCACCAAGAAGCGTTCGTTGTATTTCATGCACAATGGTACCATGCAGGCTTGGAGGGGCCAGCAGACCGATCCAGAGGCGTTACAGGGGGCATCTGACAGCCGTAGGTATGCTGAACTTCAGCTAACACCTATGCTCACTCGTTTAGTGGGCACAAGGGGTATCGCTGATCTTGAAGACCCGTATGTCAGAGACATCTTGGAGAAGTTCTGGCCGGGGTCGAACAATAGAGGTCTTCTTATCTCGTCGGATCAGGAACCTTACTTCTTCTCTCCTGCAGCTTGGTCCACTAAGACGTTCGATCAAGGACAACCTTTCAAGTCGTCTAACGATGATTATTGGAACACCGTTCAGCGTGGTCCTGAAAAGGAGAGGTTGGATGCGGAAAGGAAGAAAAGAGAGGAAGAGGCGCGTGCGAAGAATAATTCAGTCGTTCGTGTTCCCACCGCGAGAGCTTCTACGAAAGAGCTATCGCCGCTGATCTCCATGCCATTCAAGAACAAGTTCCAATTGTCTGAGGCGATGTTACATCTGTTGGAAGATTGGGATATCTACAACGACAATGGTTGGCAGGAACTCGCGAATGTCACTCATATTGAGTGGGAAGATTTCATTCGTAGGTCTGAACCTCAAGACCTTCCTTGCTTACTCTTCTATGCTACAGACGCTATGAAGAGAATTGGTGAAAAGAATGAAAAGATGATGGCGAAACTCGCAAAGGCAAGCAAACTTATTGCAGATTTCAAGAACGGCAATATCACTGTTGATAAGTTACCTGACAACTTTGCAGAGGTTGAATGACATGGCTTCTATTGTTAGTGCTAGACCGAAGGGTGAGAACCTTCCTGATTACCAAGGTTCTATCTATGGTCCTCTGTACGATAGGGGAGATATCACACCGGACTTTCATGAACTCAAGTGGTATACTCGTATCCCTTATCTTGCATTGACTACAGAGAAAGATGGTGGGTCAAACCATAGATTATTGGATGGGGCTGAGTACTGTGGAGCGGCACACACGATGTCTCCCCATTATATCCTCAAGAGACATTATGCTCTCCATCCGGTAGTATTCGTTGTTGGTGCGTCAGAGGTGATCAGACAGCGTATGCGTGGTGAACTTTACTACGTAAATGCTGAGATAATCCATTTGATGGATCGTCAGTTCTGTCTTGGTCAGAAGGCTAGACGAATTAAAGTCAAGATTTCTGTTGAAGACCAATCCCCTTCAGATGGGTTATACTACAAGGGTATGCCATGGACAGAGGCGTTCATCTACGTCGCTATCGATGACTACTGGAAGGACAAGGACATGAGTACTTATCCTTCTTGTCAGTACCCAAGTAGGAGAAAGATCAGTGGAATGGACTTCTACGACTACATCACTCCTAGCTCAATTGTAGGGGCTGACCAAGAGCCTGGAACTGCTTTCAGACGTAGGAAGGCAGCAATGGATAAAGTCTTGAGAATGGCTGCTGAACCAGTATCTGAAGAGGCTAAATACGAGTACTTAATGGGTCATAGGGACACACTTCTATCCAACGATGACATCCACTGATTACCAACCATATTTTACACTTGACAAATAGTTATAAATCATATATAATTAATATCTATAGGTTTTATACTCTATGAGTTATAACTCTGTAGTAAAGATTATCTTACTATAGGGGTTATAACTCTATGAGTAATATTACTTAATAACCTAATAGTTATACTCTTAGAGTTAGTACTCTATGAGTAAAAGAACTCTATAGTAAGGAACAGGGCGAATGTCCGAGAAGTTTAGATGCGTTATTTGCAATAAAGTGGATGACAAAGAGATAGAAACAAATGCAGGAGATTTCTGTGAAGATGGTTTCTATCCCGACCCGACGAATGAACATTACTCGCTCTGCAAAGAATGCAAAGAGAGTGTCGAAGAACTCAAACTCGATTACGAAAACCAGGATGACATCTATGGCTGGCTTAGAGACTTCGCCAACGATAACGGAAGTCCCGATAGTGAACTTGGAGAATTACAATCACAAGATGCACTTGGGGATGAAGGACAAACTCTATTTCACGAAAGTGATTAAAGACGCTAAAGTCTTCTTTGACTTTGGTTGTGCTGATGGCTCGATGATCTATTATCTCTCTGAAATCTACCCTGATGCTAAGTTCTTTGGGTTTGATGCTAATGCGGATATGATCGAAGATGCTATGGGCATGGAGTTACCTAATGCAGTGTTCTCTTCCGATTGGGAGTTTATCTTAGAGCAATGCATTGAGGCAATGGATGATGACCATAAGTGTTGTCTGATCCTGTCTTCAGTTATTCATGAGATTAACACATATCTGAAGAATGACGATCGTGCGAGGTTCTGGGAATTTGCTCTTAGAACTGGGTTTCACTATATCGCCATTAGAGACATGTGTATCACTCAAAGGGCTGCTCATGCAGTTATGCCTATTGTAGCTCGTGATGATGTCCGTAAGCTCTGGGAGTATGGTGATCCTCAGATGCTTGATGACTTCACGAAATATTGGGGTGGGCTCTTCAGTGGTATCCACTTCTATCACTTCTTGTTGAAGTATCACTATCGAGAGAATTGGGAGAGAGAACTCAAGGAGAACTACATCACTGTACTTGAAGATATCATGGAAATAACGGATATCAAAAGGTACAACACAATCTGGATGAAACACTACCAACTAGACTATATCAAGGATAAGATCAAAGAAGAACTTGGTATTGAGATCAAAGAGAATACACACTTGCAGCTCATTTTGGAAAGGAGTGACCTGTGAATTACCTTCTCATGACACGAAGTGTTTATAACGTACTCCTAACAAGTAGGTTATCCCACTCGTTAAAGGCTTGTATGAAACACATTGGCATCCTTGAAGAAGACGGGACTGTTTCAGTAATAAAAAACAGAGATAGAAAACTTGGTACAGTTTCTTTTGAAGAATGGAAGACTATAATCCATGAATAAGTTAATTGATTGGTTTGATGATTGGATCGGTAATAACTCCTACGTGATCATCAATGGTTATGGTCAACCGTGTTACTACTACTTCAATCAACAGAAAAAGAAGGCAGAAGCAAAGGCATTGAAACTAAACCATCGTTATGGCGATGGATGGTTTCATGTAGAGGAGTTGTACTGGTGAACCTTTATATTGTTACTAATGGAGACCTATACGATTATGATGCTCCTGCACCCGGTGCTATTTTCTTAACTGAAAGAGAAGCATGGAAATTTATTTCTGATAGTGGGTACTTTATGGAGTATGGAAATGGAAGCGTCCATTACTTCACGGATTACTCCTACATTTATGAGGTTCCTATCGGTGTAGAACTAACAGGTCTAAGGGGAAACGTAAGAGAGACTTTGATGGTTAGTTATTGGGTTGATTTGGCAAAAGAAAATAAAGGATGGAGACCATGATGGACTACTATGTTTGGACTTTCTTTGCTGGTGCAGTGGCTTGTTTTATTGCACTTCTTGTAGTCGCTGCATTTCAAGAGGAAGAAGAGCAGTGTGAATGTCACAGTGACTACTGTGCTTGCAAGCATGATGAGGAACAGAGACGTGATAGAAATTCTTAAAGCAACAGGAATTGGAGCTCTTATATTAGTAATTCTGTTTGGGAGTTCTATTGTTATTCAACTTCTTATAGTTGAAGCACCATGGGTATTTGGTGTAGGTTTTTTCTTATTTGTTTGTTGGTTTCTAGGCCAAAGCTATCTCTCTTTTTAAGAATGGATAAATGAAAGGTTTTAAATCAATACATCAACCATGTCCTTGTGGTCAATCAAGTGACGCCTACGCGGAGAACAAAGATGGTTCTGGTTTTTGTTTTAGTTGTAATTTATTTCATCAGTCAAAGGACAAAATGGAAACAGAGAAAAAAGAGACCTTTAGATATATCTCCCATAGAGGTATTTCTGAAAGGACTATGCAGTTCTACGATATCAAGACGAAGCTTCTTGATGATGAACCAGAGGAAGTAGGTTTTCCGTATCCTTCTGGTGGTTTCAAGATTAGATCACTTTCGGAGAAGAAGTTTCGATCCGAAGGACCAATGAAGAACCCAGGGTTGTTTGGTAAAGACAAGTTCGACCCTGGGAGTAAAGACAGTATCACCATTTGTGAAGGTGAATTTGATGCCGCTTCGGTTTATGAGGCGACTAGATGCAGGACCGCTGGAGTTTCAGTCACGAGTGGTCCCTTTGCTAAACGTGACTGTGTACTCGATTACGATTACATTAACTCCTTTGATAAAATCTATATTTGTTTTGATAATGACGATGTTGGCCAATCTGCTGCAAGAGAGGTCGCATCACTTTTTGACTTTAATCGTGTTTATCATGTTAAGTTCACGAAATACAAAGATGCAAACGACTACTTCCAGAACGACGAAGTAGAAGCTCTAGAGAAGACGTGGAGTAATTCCAAGCGTTATTCTCCAGATAACATCATTAGTACCTTTGCTGAAATTGAAGTTGCACTGCAAGACAGTAAAGAAGATCAGATCGGTACGTATCCTTTTCCCGGTCTTCAAGCAGCAACCTATGGATTACATCGTGGTGAAGTTGTAGTCCTCAAGGGTCCAACAGGTATCGGTAAGACAGAAGTCTTTCGAGCAATCGAACATCATCTGTTGAAGACTACTCAACTCAAGTTGGGTATTCTCCACATGGAGGAAGATAATGGAACAACTGTTAAAGCTATTGCAGGATACGAACTTGGTGTCCCCGCAGTACTTCCAGATTGTGGATTGTCGACTAGTGACATCCTGGGAGGATATAAAGCAGCAGTCGGCAACGATGATAGTCGCGTTCACTTGTACCAGGCTTTCGACCTCGAAGACGAGAACGCATTACTTGACAATATCCGTTTCCTCGTCAGTGCTGCAGGATGTGAAGTTATTTTTCTCGACCATATTACCTGGCTTGCAACGGGAATTGAAAAAGAGGATGAACGATTGAAGTTAGATCGTTTAAGTCAGAAGCTAAAGTTGTTAGCTAAAGAGCTGCGTTTTTGTTTGATCATGATTTCTCATACTAACGATGAGGGTCGTACTAGGGGTTCTCGTAACATTGAGAATGTTGCTAATACAATGATCCATATCACGAGAGACAAGGAACACGCTGATCCAGTCGTTCGTAGAATTATGAACCTCAATGCTCAGAAGGTTCGCCTTGGTGGTTCCTCTGGTCCTTGTGGTAAAGCAATTCTCGACATGATGACGCATAAACTCCGTGCGATGAGCGCAGAGGACGAAATCAAGATGCCTATTCAGCAGGCTGCATGAAGGTAACGAAAATGTCTATAGCTGGTGAAGCAATGCGTAGAGCACAACAACGAGAGGATTTAACGGAAGTAATGACACAATCCTTTGTTCCGTTAAACAAAATACCCAATGGTGTCTATCGCCTTAAGAAGGCAGCTTTGCCAGCTGTAGGTAAAATTGTAGTAGCCAAACAAGGAATGTATATCTACATCCACAATCAATCGTTTGAGGACAACGAGAGAAACTCATCAGTGGATGAAGGACACCCTAACTGCTTTAGACTAGGAGCTTATATGCCATACAATGCATTTCTAGAGTTAGTAGAAGATATAGATCTCGACAAATACGTCCTCCTAGGGCCACCAGAGGCTCAGGAGCTTAATACGAGTATGTTCCCCTAGACAATACGAGAAACCTCTGTAGCACCCCTATATGGTCGAAAGAAAGACATTCTAATGAAGAAGACACTTCGTGAGCATCGTATCGATTACGCCTCACTCCAATCAGTTATTGATTTTGCTGATGGCATTATCGAGCAGAACACAGGTATGACATATAAAGATTTCACACTTGAGTATGATTCTGAGTGGGATTCTTATTATGTTAAGTTAACGTATTCCACTCCTGAAACTCTCCTAGAAAAAGAAAATAGAGAGAGAAAGGAAGAGTTACAAAAACAAAGAGATGAAGAATGGAATAAGAGAGAATTTGAACGCCTTAAGAAATTAGGGTATAAGTAGATGAAATGGATGTGTGTAGTGATTTTATTAGGTACAGGTCAACATATCGAGAAACCTGACTTAACCAAAGAAGAATGCCAACAGTGGAAACACCAGCAACACTACGCACCACAATTTCCTATTCCAGTAGGACCAAATATTATGTTCTGTGAACCATATTGGGAGGCTTAAATGAAACTTCCTTCAGCAGAAGAGTTTATGAAAGAACTCAAAGAATCTCTTAAGTATTGTGAAGAAGCAGACGATAGAGGTTCAGTAGACTTCTGTATGGCTAGATGGCAAGAATGGATTAAAACCTGGCCTCAGATACTCGACGAAGAAGGTGGGATATGAAAGTCTTCGTTTGTTACTACGAATACGAAGGTTGGGATAGTTGTTCTCATCCAGTTCGTGTTTTCTTTTCTAAAGAGGAAGCTGATAACTGGCAGAAGTCTTTTAAACAGGAGGAAGGCAGTTGGGCACGTGTTTTAGAAATGGAAGAAGGACGAGGTTATTTGCCTCGTTAATGGAATGAGTACAAATGAAAAACTGTACCGTGTAGAAGCTTCACACTTTGTAGCAGCCTTTACTCTAAGAGATGATGGAGTTATTATCCATTGTGCTCCTATCATTAACTACTTTCGCAAAATGAGCTTAAACGGTATTAAAACTTATTGTGAAAAGAGAGGTTGGAAACTAGAAGAAATTTAGTACATGCATTTTTTAGTTGACATACATGTACAAAAGGTATATAATTAATGTATAAACAAATCCAAAGTTCCGTCTGTCGATGGAGATAGGAGTTAAAGATAAAATTTTTAGTAGTAGATATTGAATGTGATAGTTTAAACCCAACAGTAGTTTGGGTGTGTATAACGAAAGACATTAAAACTAAAGAAGTTAAAACATGGGAACGACCTGACCTTGATCCGAAGGAGTTAAATGAGTATCTCAAAGGTAGTTTTCTTATTGGGCATAATATCCTTTGGTATGATTTGCCTGTACTTAATCGCCTCTGTAAGAGTGGTTTAGACCCTGAGAAAGTTGTTGATACTCTTGTTGTTTCTCGCTTGGTTAACTCTTGGGATTACAATCTTCATGGGTTAGAGGCATGGGGTGAACGCCTAGAGTTTCCCAAAGGAGACTTTAAACAGTTTACTCACCTTACACCAGAAATGGTTGAGTATTGTAAGAACGACGTTGAACTCACCGAGAGAATTTATTTATTCTTAAAGAGGTTTATCGACGATCCTAGTCTTAAAGCTAGTATGGTCAATGAACATCGTGCAGCGATTATCTGCACTGAAATGCATTACAATGGTTTTGGCTTCAATATTGAGAACGCCAAGAAGTTACACAAAGAGATTTCAGAACTTAGGGATGTACTCGATAAAGAAATACAAGAGGCATTTCCTCCTAGAAGTTACCTTATTAGAGAAGTATTACCTAGACCAACGGTCAAAGGTGCTATCTCAGCAGTAGATTTTAGATGGTTAGATACCACAGAAAAGACAATTGAAGAACATGGATACAGCGTTGGAGCTACTTTTAGCCGTATTGATTTTGAGCCTTTCAATCCAGCATCCCCCAAGCAGTGTATAGAGAGACTAAATGAGTTCGGATGGAAACCCTTTGAGAAAACCAAAGGTCACATTAAAGCTGAACGAGACAAAGACTACGAGAAACTCGAAAACTACAAGAAGTTCGGTTGGACAATCTCAGAAGATAACCTCGCCACTTTACCTCCAACCGCTCCTGCCGCAGCGCAGAAACTCGTTAGGCACATTCTACTTACGAGGCGGTTAACCACATTAGACGAGTGGATATTCGCTTATAACGAAAGGACTAAGTCTATCCATGGACAAATCAACGCAATCGGTACATGGACACATCGTAGTTCAC